CGGTGGTCAGATTGCGGCCGATACGGTGGAGGGTTGGCCGTCATTGACACCTCGCCATCCAGACGCGACGGTGGTCTGGCTGGTGCAATTCCCGTTGGATCAAATTCCATTTTATTGAAGCGGTGAATGGAGGAAGGCTGCGATCGACGCGGCGAGAAGAACTCGCGCGGGTCGATTCCATCCGCCTTCAATTGCTGAAACAGCTTCCACCCCAACGACCCGATTTCGGGGTTGTCAATAGTTGGCCGCCTTTGCTCTCTCAGCTCTTCCTGCCTGCTCCACTCCCGCATTTCCTGAATTGTCTCGGGTGGTCGTGCGCTATAAGGCCACCCGAACTTGTCGATCACATCGAGCTCGCCAGGCTGAAACAGCTCACCACTCGCATAGCCGGGTAGTTGCTGGCCGCGCTGCAGAAACTGTAGCGCACCATCCCCTTGGCCGGGATAATGCGGGCGATTCATCATCTCCGGTGGCCGACCACGCTGCCCACCAGACCGGAACTGCTGCCCAGGCTGGAACGAATTACCCGCAGCCGGGGACTGAGGCGTCGGCAACTTGCCATACGGTGACTGAGGCGTCGGCAACTTGCCATACGGTGACTGAGGCGCAGTGCGCTTCCGCTGAGGGAAGGTGCCTGATTGAATTCTCGACATGGTTTATACCTCGAATCGACCGATGTAACACTTGGCAGCGCCGCCGCCAGTGGATTGCATACGAAGGGTTGTGCCCGACTTGATGTTGAGTATCGCGGGAATGCCACCAGCCTTGAGCGTGCCAATAGCCTTCATCGTGGTATCTTGGACGCCCCAATCCACGTCTGACGCGGCATCGAGGTTCTTCATGAATAAGATCCCCTCGCCCGTGACATCGCCAAAGTCAATGTCCTCTTCCGAGGTGCCGACAGAGACCAAGCCTGGGTTCCCGCCACCAGCTCCAGACAGGTCATACGTCTGAGCGCCGAGGTCGTACTTGAAGTAGAACGGGTCTTTGCTGACGATGAATTCCAGGTCAACAGTGATTTCGTCGGCCATAGCTGAATTTCCTTATGTCCATATTGACAGCGTTGATTTTACCGTAACAAACTCTTCCGCCTACTGTTTTTCTCAACTTTCCTCACCGCCCACAAAATCGCACCTTTGGCGGCAAGGACCATTAAAAACGTGTGGGCAAGGTGGTATTTCCTTGAAATTGCTTCGGCCTGGATCATCTGAGCCAGCTTCAGGAGGTGGGTTCGGCAGCCGTTTGGTCCCAGTCGATCCATAATTCGTCTCACGGAGTTGCACGAGCACCCAGGTACTGGCTTAATCCGCCACCGTCTAAAGCCAATCTCCAACTCCAGGCCCACTCCCGTGGTGACGTTAGGCAACTGGACTTCACAGTTCCGCTTCGACTTAGGCTTGGTGGTTTGCCATCCGCAATGAGCGCATTGCCATTTGCCAGTAAGAGTCCGCTTCAACACGCAATTTGGAATCATCCTAGCCATTAACAACTGTCGCCAACGTGGAGGAAGGAAAGTCAGGATCACGACCGTAACGGTCAGCGTCGAGGCAGCCTATTTTTGAGGGAAGCATTCCGCCCATATGCCCACACCAGTCATAGTTATCAACACGTCCCGGCACAGGAAACGTCAGTTCATTAGGAGCTTCGTGGGAACAATTTGCCGTGCTATCATCCACGCCGGCTTCTGCCTCAATATGTGACCTTATTGCCCCGCGATTCGCTGGCCCGCCACCAGGGCATGGCAATTCAACTCCTAACATCCAATGCCAGCCCTCTAAATAGTAATGCCCGTAAACACCAACTGCTGCATCAAACGGTGACCAGTAAAGGCAGAGGCTCACATTAAGAGAGCTACTCTCATCACATGTCCCGTTTTCATCGTCTGCGATCCCGGTAATGTCCGATAAGATGCCGTTGTAGGCCCAGCAGCACGCATACAGAGTGCCGGGGTTACCTGACCAGGAGTACACCCTTGATCGATTTGATATTGGGCCAGCAACAATGATGTCGCTCTCAGATGCGCCAGGGAAGAAGGTCACCGTGTAGCTGTCCTGAGACGTACTATGCAGCGGTGCCTCGTCACAGAGGATACACGGCGGTTCGACACAGCAGCATGGATACCAAGCCATTAGGGCCTCCGCTATATGGCTGGCGGTGGATCGGTGAACTCACTAAACAGGCAATTCGCCTGAATTACAATGTACGAGCCGAGCTGCAATATGCAGTACCCGACTGCCGCAGCCTGGAGGGTAGAGAAAATCCCAGTGTAGTCATGGACGGTCGCATCTACAGTGGTGCCAGTACCGCCAGCCACCCAGACTTCAGCGTCTGCATTCCAGACTGAACTGAACTGGCCAGAAATCATGGCTGTTGTGAGCCGGAACTGGTACAGGACGATTCCAGCTGGGACTGTTATTAACGCTAGCTCGCGATCTGCATCTAAGACCCCAATCACCAAGAATGCCCCACCACCCCGTTTTACAAGCTCCTCGCTTCCAACTTCGGTGCCAAGATAGTCACCCGCTGCAACCGCCTGGCTGGAGGATGAGCCGCTCTTGTACTTTGCGACCATCGGCCCAGTCATCGTGCAGATCCCGTACTCGCCAGGCTTGAGAATCCTACCAGAGTTGAAGCATATCTTCTCAGTTTGGGCATCGATCACCTTGCTAACCTCAATCACCGCAGTGCCATCATCGGTCACCTCCACGCCGGTGTACTGCATCGCGCCAAAAGGCTGGATCTGGACATTCCCCGCTTGTGAACTTGAAGCGTCCACAAACTTACAGGCAACCCACCTCTCCTGAAAAAATGGTTCACGGGGGTCTGGCATTACAACATCTCCTTCAGGCTGGCATTCAACATTGTCTGCTCGCGATCCTTAGCCCTGGGGGAGTAGAAGTCAAAGTCGTAGCCCGAGCTCGCGCGAGTGGTTGCTACCTCGCCATGCCCCCAGTCCCAGCGAACACGCTGAATCTTGCCGGCTGGGGTAATGGCGAGAAACCCAGGGTACTCTACGTCCTTAGCGATACGGTGTTGCTCAGCGAGAATGTCGATCGATCGCTCTGCCTTTGCCTCCATCTCGGTAAAATTATCTTGCAGCCCCATTGGCGTCCAGCTCTCAGGCCGACCAGTCCCGCCCGCGTTATACTGAAATGGTTGAACTATAATGCTCTGGATGTCCTTCCTTTGCACAACCTCAGTCCCCAAGCCTGCTGGATTCACCTGCCTCTCAACCTTAATCCGGTCAGCTTCACGGTTGTAATGGATCGGGGTGTAGGTGCATTGCAGGAACAACTCCGCCTCTACAACCCTGTCGTCCTCGAGCTTGTACACGGGGCGGTCAAACGTGATGATGCCAAGGTCTTCATTGATACTGAACCCGGAGAATATCTCCTTGTCCATGGACGTGTTTTCCATTAACAAATTACCGCTGGAGAAGACTCCGTGAATCGTTGCTTTAGGGGACTGCCTGTCGAGCTGGAGCAGGAAGTCAGTTCCGTCTACCAGGAGGCGATCTTGGATTGGCAACACCTGCTTGATGTTAGTGATATCATCCGGGTCAAACCCAGAAAATGGGCGAGGATGCCAGTCTTTGATTTGATAGCACCGAAAGACTGTTTTTAAGGCAAGGTTCCGGCCCGGTTGCTCGATCCCAGCGAACGACTCTGGCGACTCCTTTGACCAGTAATCTGGACTAGATGGGGCGTAGGAGAGGGCATCAATCCCCATCCACGCATCTTCATCATCGTCAGACCCCACCTTGTCGAGCCCCACTGCACGCATTGTGAACATCGTCTGGATCTGAGTCGGCGCCCCAACGATACGAATGTTCTTCGGCGCATCATTCGCCATCGTTCGACCAGCGTTCGTCATGCTCGGCGCCACTGGCAAGTTCGCACCCACCCCCGCCTTGTCAATCCGGTAACCACCTGAAGCAGTCACATTGAAACTGACACCCGTGGACGCGCAAAGCGACTCAATCGCCGCCGCAGCATTCGTCTGATCCCAGTCCACCGGGATGAAATCCTCGAAGTCGGACACCCCAGAAACATCAATAGGGACGCCTGTCTGGAAGCTGATCTCACCAAACAGCTCCTCAATCGGCCTCTTGCGTGCTGCCGGAATCTTACCGCTCGGACCCTTCTGGTTGTATTTGCCGCTCACAGTAGCCTGAGCGAGCTTCCAGCGGCCATCCTGAATGTGATGCCGCATCAACCGCAGCCCGTCGCGGTAGAAGTAATTACTCTCAGTCACTCGCGAGCCTGGGAAGTTGATCCGCACCGCCCCGAAGATCAGGGTGAGTGTAGCCTCTTGGGCGACTGTGGAATTTGCAGGGGTGACTAAAACCCCCTGGCCTGGGTACGCACCCTGAGACACTGAGAAGTAACCACCGATAGTCCGGTAGTTCCCGAACGTCGCATAGCCTTTAGTCGCCATTGAAACCTCTTACGAGACTGCTGCGAACGATATCTTCTTGTTTCGCGGATGCTCAAGGACGGATAGGTCATCGATAACTAGCCCGTTCAGGTCAATTCCGGCTGTCAACGTCACAGTGTCATATGGGTCTTTGTATCCGGCGCCGGTGTATAAATCGATGGCGGTTACCGTTCGGGATCGGCGGTCTCGAGTAAAGTCGATGATCCCGCCTGAGAAGATGTGGCCCGCCGTTAGTGTACCGCTGCTCTCGTAGTGCAAAGTTGCATCTTGGACTACTGAGAACGTGCCGCCACCACCGTCGTCCTGGTAGTGCATGGTCCCGCCATACAGCTTGATCGTAGTGGGCGTGGATCGAGTCGATACCGCCCCGCCTGACTGATTAAGGTTCGTGATCGTACTGCCGTTGCCGATATTCACCTTAGCGTCTGTCAACTGAGAACTAACAAACCCCACTTCAAGGGTAGTGATTGTGGCCACCTCGGCATCTCCCACAGCAAAGTCAACGTCACCCCGCAGGATAGTCCAAGTTGTCCCAGACCCAGCCCCGTCGATAACCTCAACCGGCGCCTCGCTGGCACGAGTCGCTGTCTTTCGCACAGTCCCAACAGCCTGGGCATTGCCAGTGTCGATCTTCATCCATCCCATAGAGGCGCTCTCAGATCCCTCCACGCCGATGTTAACCGTGCATGTGGTGGCGCCTTCTGCAACATCCAGAAACCGGCCCTGTCCTTCGTAGTACGGCATTGAAGGGTCGTCGTTGTTGATTGGCGCAAGCCCGATATTGACGCTGCAGTCGGACGAATAGTCGATCTTGACGATGGCCGAGGTGCCGTCCACTAGGTTGTACTTCAAGTCCTCAAGGCTCTGGTGGTCGAAGATAATGCTGTCGCCGGTTGTCGGAACAGTGTCGCCTGACCAGTTGCGGGCCACAGTCCAATCGTGCGGGCCACTCGCCGTAGTCGCTGTCGCTGTCGCTGCCGTACCGGAAGCCGAGTTCTCCACCAACGCCAGGGCAAACGGGCGACCGTCAGCCTTGCCAGTAAGTGTCACCTTGTTGGTGGTAGTGCTGTACGTTACCGACTGCAACTGGCGGAAGTCGCCCAGCGTGTTTCCGGTGCCATTCACGGTCGATCCAGAGGCCAACGACCCAACACCTGTCAGCATGTAGACAATGTCTGAGCCGATGTCATTCAGCGCTGCCGAGCCAATAATCAGGGTCAGCACCCCGCCCGTGTCGATGTCGATGTCAATTTGATTTCCCGCAGCCCACGTCCCGGCAAGGGTAATCGTGTCCTCTTGGGCAACCTTAGTCGCTCGGCCAATCCAAGTTCTAGTAGCCATAACTCACCTTGTTTGTGGATATTCTAGACGTGAAAGAGCAACGGGTGCCTTGAACTTGTATCGCCACGTTGTTCGGTAGTCCACGACTGCGATTTCCTGCCTTTGGGCGCTTCCGTGGCCAATCTCTTCTTCGTTATTCAGGTTAAATAATGGCCAGCGGGGCGGCGGGGGAAGGATATATGGCCCCCTAGCCATCACGGCATAGCCGGTTTGGGTTGCCATCGACCCAGAAGTCTCTTGGGTTATCTGCATCGCCTGGGCGCCAGTTTCCGTGGTCGTCCACCGAATGATAGGGCCGCCATTGCCCTTCACTTTAATCTCCTCGTACCACTCCATTAATCCAGAACCGTAACTTGTGCCGGATAAAGCGAAGAACTCAGCCTTGAGCGTGATCTGGAATGTCCTCTGAGTCGCAAGCTCTGCCCCGTCCCTGCCTGTGTAGCTGAAATCCAGCACCTCAATCCCGTTCACGCACTGGTTGTTCGCTGTGATGACATGCGGAGTTGGCTCACCATCGTCCCAGTACAAACCTGCAGACTCCCCAAACCTGCCATCCTCCTCATACTGATCCTCTAGAGCCGCCAGGAGGGTGTCGAAACTGCCGTCTGTCGTGGTCTTCAGCTCACCGACGATCGTCAGCGTGTGGATATCACGCTTCTGGTGCCCGCGCTTAGTGTGCGTCTTCCGCTTATGCATGCGGACGAGGTTCACTTCGTTGACAGGATGTGGAACGCCGCGATATTTGAAGATGGTCATCGCACAAACTTCCCCTCTTCGAGGCGGCGTATGTTAACAGCCATCTCCCCGAATTGACCGCTCATGGATTCCAACACACTGACAACCGCATTCTCGACCTCAGACATAGTTGAGGACACCTCGGCGGCGGCGGTATCAAGGGCGGTTGTTGATGATTGTGGAATCTCCTCGGACGAGTTACCTCCCACTGGTGTAGCATTATGCTCCAGCGGGAACTTTTCTGGGTTTGAGGCCAACTCCACACTTGGTGGCATGTCGCCCGCCGGGTCCATGGCCCGCTCGTCAAATAACTCAGGCGCAGGCGTAAAAGGTGCGCCCCCGGAAACCGAAGAGGCGAAATCCGGCTCCGGGGACGGCTGCAACGACTCACTTGATTCTTCGGGCGGTAACTCAAATTCGACTTCATTCACCTCTGCCGCTTCCAACTCAGGCATACCCGCATCCACAAACGGAACCTCCACCGGATCGTTGAACTCAACGTCATCGATCTCAGGCGGGGACTCGTCCATGAAGAACTGGCTGTCGTCCACCCAGTCGTCCTGGCCTTCGTCGTCTTCTTCGTCGTAAAAGTCAGACATTCTGTGCCTCTGTTCGCTTAACTGCCTCTGAGACAATCAACGCATTCCGCCGCACCACTGCATCATCAGGGAAGCTGCCAACCGCCTTGCATTCCCTGTAGTGCTGGTACGCCAGCCTATTCTGCTTCGTCAGCGACATGGGCGCTTCGGGCGTCCCCTTCGGACACCCGATCGACATCTGACATAACGCCGACGTATGCCGCCTGAACCTTTCACCACTCCGGTTAGTGGTAAACTCACCTGTATTCTCATTGACTTGCCACTTCAAACACTCTTGGCAATCGCGTTTAGCGAATGCGGGGTAGAGGATCACCAACTGCACCCCGCCGCTTAGTTTTTTGCCGATTCCTCATCCGCTGCCTTGTTGAGCATTACCTGTTGGAACATATTCCGCTTCACCGTTGGGTGTAGCCGCTCGATCGACTCAAGCGTAGGTTCGCCGTCAAGGCTCCAGTTGATAAGGGAATCGCAAAGGGCTTGGTTCACGGCCTCATTCTTGCCAACCAACCCTGTCGTCTTGCTGCACAAATCGTAAACAGCCGCTCTCTCACTGCCGTAGATCGGGCGGAATGAAAACCCAACCTCTTCGTGAAGGTCGCACCCTGCAACCAAACCATCTTGCGTGTATCCGTCATAAATGAATGCAGTTGCCATTGCATCTCCTACACAGTAGCGTCACTAGTTACCACAAGCTCTTTCGCAGCATCAGTCTCGTATGCAACATATCGAGTGTGCTGCGTAATCTCTTTCTTACCGGGGATCGTCGGCGTCTCTGGGTCTTTTACCAGCGAGGCGAACGTGAACAACGTACTCACTGTGCTGTTCGTGAACGTCAAGGTTCCGGTCTCTGCCGTCACTCCGTCCGTGTACAGCGCCCGCTCGTTCGTTGACTTGTAAGGCGTCACCACATCCAACGTGGTCCTGCGAGTCTTCGGGCAGATCGACGTTGGGGTCAGCTTATTAACAAACCGCATGTCCAGGTTATTGTCGATCGTCACGCGGAACGACATCATTTCGATGGCGTTGGAATCCAGCACCAAAGCACCCATCGAATCCGCCATGGTGAACGGTTGTTCAGCGATAGTCTCACCCATGGCTGTTGGCAGCCACGACGCCAGCGTTGACTCTGCCTCACCCACCACCTCGATAATGCACTCCAGTAACCCACCAGCTCGTGCCTGGAAGATTGCCCGGTTCACATAGCAAGGCTTATACTGCCACAGCACCCCGTCCAGATCCTTGCCGATCACAAAGTCCTGCAGGTCTTCAGCCAGGGCGAACGTGTCACCAGACGCTGAGGCCCCAAGGATTAGCTCGAGGATCACATCGAGGTCTGTCGGCGCCGGATTGAACGCAAAGCTCCCGGTCACAAACTGGGCAACTGTCCGCTGCCGGTTCGTGTGGAGCGATCGTGTGCCGCGGATCCCGTCCGTATGCTTCGTCCGTATGATCTGGCGAACATTCTCATGGAGAAGATCTATCTCGGTCCCGCTGCTGTTGAGCGTCGAGCCATTCTGGACTGCGAACTTTGCCTGGGCGCCTTGCGCTGATCCACATGTCATCTCTAATTCCCTCTGCTCTCACGGGACATACAAACAATTGACATCGTGGTTGCGTGGTAATTGTCTCTGTAATGGGACGGAAGTAAAACGCGGCCAAACTGCACGCGGCAGGTGTAAACCGTGTCAACGCCCGATAGTCGCTGGTGAATGAACTCTCGCCTGATCTTCTGCCGCCACACCGCCAACCGATCGATATGGGTGCTTTCCTCAGACCCTGACGTGCCGCGGACAATCGTCACCTGGATCGGGTACGCAATGTCATCGCAACTGTGCGTCCCAGGCATCTCATGTTCTTGCACGGGTAAATGAACCGTAATCCCCGAGTGGATCTTGTTCCTGTCCCACGGCGCAATCCGCTTCTGGCACAGCCCATTGCCACCAAGCCCAGCCAACGACATCGCATTGATTTGCGTGACGATCTGGTCCATGCAGCTTTCTAGGACTGAGTTGGCCATTGTATTTCCGAAAAACGGCGGTGCGGGCCAGCGGGGCAACCAGGACGCTAACCCGCACGCGCCACCCGATGAACTAGTTCACAATCTCGTCAGGAATAGTGGACCACCCGCGAAGATGGAACGGAACTATTCCGCCTGCCTCAACTGTATCTCTGTATCTTGCGTCCGCACCTGCCGCCCACTTCAAAGCCTCTCGCTCCTCAGCCGCTCTCAATCGCACATCCTTCCGGTTTGTCATGATCGAGAACTGAAGTTCCGCAAGCCTTAGAAAGTAGGTCATCATTGTGTCTGAGGTGATGTCAATCGGGTCTGACATCGAATACTTGACCGTCGTGCCGGCGATCCCAGGCGTGGCGTCGATCACCAACGTGTCTGCATCGGTCACGCTTGAGACAATCCGCCAGACCTTGTACGGGTAATCTCCCTCTCTGTCTGTTGGGACGTTGGTAGTGTCGCCAAAGCGAATCACAGCGCCTTCATGGTCTACTGAGTCAAATGCAGTGCCCGTGCCCTCTACCGTCGTCGAGGCTGCTGTGTGCGTTACCGTGCCAGTGTTCTCCTCGAGCAGCGTCAGCGGGCGCGGCGATGCCTGGTAGCTGAACTCATACGTCCTAGCCGTGCTCGGGGGTGGAGACAACACCATCGACAACGCACCGTAGTACCTGCCGTCTGCCCCGATCGAGAACATGGTTGGCTGACTCGGCGTGCTGTACAAAACCGTGTTCCCCAGTCCCTCGGCGGGCGGGGAGTAGCGGAGCGCGAAGTTGCCCGTGACATCCCACGCTCGATCCATCTTGCGGAAGTTGCATGGGAAGGGGTAATGGGATCGGTAGAGGATGAAGGAAGCCCCAGCCGCCACATCGTCACCTGGATTTTGAGTCTCAGTCAGGACAATGTTAGTGCTGTCTGTGTAGCTCTCAATCGGATAGGTCGCCCCATTCGATGCAAAGTAGATCTTGTACAAGCTCGCGTTAGTCGGCCAAGTGTCACCTGACAGCGTCACTGTCCTAGTCGAGTGCGTGTAGGTGATCGTTCCAGTTGACTGGCTGGCTTCACTCTCCATCGTGAATGTCCGCTCGAAGTACTTCCACTTGTGTTTAGCGGGAAGCTCCCTGTACGCAGAGACGATGGCCCGCTTAATGAGGTTGTTCTCACGGGTCGCCGCAGTTGTATTCACATCGAAGACATCCGCGAGGTGATCGTGAATGTCCTTGTATGTATAAAGCTGTATGCTCATTTTGAACCGTGTTTCTCAACGATTTCCTGGCGGATGGCCGACTCGCTCTTGACGTGGCCGCCGGCCTTCTTGATGTCCATCACCTTGCGATTGACAATGTCGTCGGCCAGTTTCGTCTTTTTCACTCGCTCTGGCCGGGCTGCAACTTCATGCTCACTGACATTCACGCTGCCATGACAGGGAACTCCTCGTTCGAGACATCGTTCACGCACTTCGCCACGAGACTTCACAAACGCCTTCGGGTCGCCTGGGTAATCCGCCAAACCCTCTTGGTAGAAGTCCCCATTAGCCGGCGTGTACCCGTTAGCTTTAGCATTGGCTACCATCTGTGAAAGCTGCCGCTCCTCACCGCGGAACTGCTCCGACAGCGTCCCGACCCCAGCAAAGAACGTCGAATCAGTAACACACCCAGGGGCGCGGCGAGCCTCTGCCATCCCAGCCATGTTCTGCTTCTCACGAGCCAACTGGTCAGCGGGCATCGGCGGATCGTATTCCACCGCACCGTTCACCATCTTGGCTGTGTACGTCTTGCCGTTGATCTTGGTCTTCCAGCTAGTCGCCATGTCTACTCCTGTACATACCGGATCCAGCCTGACACTCGCTCGGCAGCGCTCAGGGTAATCTGAAACGCCTCAGCTTTGGTGCAGACCAAGAATGGGTACTTGTCGTTGAACCCGACTTGTATGATGTCACCGGACTTCATAGCGATCGGGCCAATCTTTGTGGTGGTTGCTGACTTGAATGTCACATCGGTAGCACCCGCTGCGACAAGGAAAACCTCATGCACGATGATGGTTTCACCTGCAGCCAATGCGACGACCGAATGTGTGGCCGCCGTTGCCTCGTCGAAGTTGACGAGAGTCAGTTTAGTCGGATCGTTCAGCATCGTTCGGTTCCTTGTCGAGTAGGGTGAGTTGCTTGCGTTTAATCTGGAGGTCGATCTTCTTCTCTTCCACGTCGAGCCGCTTCAGCACGACCTCGATCTCCTTGCCTTCGACTTCACCCTCTGCGTTGGTTATGTCCTTTGCGGCGTTGATGGTCGCCTGCTCTGTGGAGGCTTTCTGCTGCTCGATCTTGAGCTGGCTCTCGAGCATTTTGCCTTGCATCTCGGCCTGGCGAAGTTCAGCCTCTTGAGTCTGCAGCGCGATGTCGGCCTGCTTAACCTGCATGTCAATCTGAGCTTCCTGCGCCGCCGTCTGTAGCTTGATCGAGGACAATTGACCCTCAATCTGAGCCTTCTGGCCGCCAATCTGCACGTCTGCCTGTATCTTCTGTACTTCCAGCCCCGCCTTCTGTACTTCCGCCTGCATCTTCTGCTGCTCGAACTGGAGCATCATCTGCTGCTGCTGTTGCGCCTCTTCGCTCGGGGGCGCCTGCTGACGCTGACCCATCATCAACCCGTCAACATCCTGCTCGATCGCTTCACCCCAGGTTTGGATAAAGCTGTTCACTGGGTTCGTGTCGCCGGTTACGTCCGCGTGCTTCGACAGCTCGGGGAAGATGGTCGATACCACCGAGGCGATGTTCTGAGCGTCCTGGGCCTTATCAGGCTTCCGCATCGAGCCTGCCGTGACCGTCGCACGCATCTCGCGGCACACGACCTCTAGCGGCTCCTCAAGCACCTTGGTATCCCAGAGGTGGGCGCCAACCGGCCCCACCCGCTCCCGAATATCCTTGCCCTCGACCTTGAACCGGAGAACAAACTTCTCCATGTCCGCGGCCTCTGCCATCCAAGACTCAACCGCCTTAGCCATCGCGCCCACGCGGGTTTGTGCATTTTCGTTTTTTATTTTTGAATCGGTGGCCGAGCGTGATTGGATCCCGCCGACGTTCATCCCGTAAAGGAGCTCGTTGAGCCCTGTCCTTTGCTCGAACAAACGGGTGATTCGGTCGATCATCTCGAAGGCATCTTTGTTCACGCCGGGCTGCTGAATCCATTGAATACACTCTCTCAGGTCTTTGTTACCCTCACCAACCTTGATAATCGCTTGGTCCTTGCCGTTCTGCAGTGGACCCTCAAGGTCAACGGCCGCTCGCTCCAAGACGACAATCAGGTCTCTGGAACTGCTCCAGGTGCGGGCTGCTAGGTGGGAAATGAAGATGTTTAGGTACGTCAACTCGCCCAGGCCGGGAGCCATCGGGGCGATCGGGTACGGTGACTTCGGGTTCTTGTTGAACTCAAGCAGCGCGAATGGCCACTTGTCGTCCCGCCAGAACGGGATCGGCCAACGGAAGCGCTTCTCGATCTGGTCATCATCCTCCTTCACGACCGCTTCACTCGGGGCATTTAGCGGGAAATCGACACCTTCAGCGACACAGATGTAGCAGTAATCGCCGCACACTTCGTCCAGCTCTTTACGCAAACCGTCGCTGACATGCTCCATGTTCCCTTTCATCCGCCCGCCAAGACCCATCTTGCTCCAGATCTTGTAGACCACCATCAAGTCGTTGGTCTTACCCTCGCGGCGATGATGGGCCGCTAGATCGTCGCCAGCTGAGTCACCGCGACTGTTGCGGCTCTCGTGGGTCGCCTTACCACGCAAGGAGTCCTTGGGGAGGTTGAATTCCCGCTCGAACTCCCAGTAGGGCTTGATCTCGCGGCGGGCTACCCACCAAGCATCATCCACGCTCGTGGCATCAGGGTCGTAGAACAGGTTGTCCTGAGAGTCCCAGAAGCAGCCTGTGAGCGTTCGGTCGCTTCCCGGCATGTGATAGTCACGAGGCCACAGAACGCCTCTGCCGGTCACCAGGGCCTCTGTAATGCCCTGTTTCGAGTGTGCCGCCAAACCACCCCCAGGCATCTCGCCAGGAGTGTAGTTCAAAATGATGTCGAACAGCTTGTTACGGATCGAGTCGTCCTCGGCGCGCTGCTGCTGCTGCTGCTGAGCCATCTGAAAGATCTGCTGCACCTGCGGGTCGTTCGGATCACCAAACGCCATCGGTGAGAACTCCAATGGCTCGACATCCCGAACCTCCCGAGTTGGGTTCTGGTGGTACATCTTAGGACCAAAGATCGAGACCAGCTCATACCCCTTCTGGAGTGTGATCTTGAACTTCGGATCCATACCACCCTTCATGTACTTCTTCTGGAAATTAGAGTCCCACATGAACCCCATGTCGCCAGCAAAGAAGCTATGGCACTGTTCCGCCACATCGTCGAAACCACGCCGCGCATCGATAGCCTCATCCATCTTACCGAGCCACCCCTTGGCGATCGGCATCATGACTGACAGCTTCGGTGGCTCGGGTGCCAGCGACGGTACAGTGCTAACGCTAGTCATTATTGGTCACTTCCGGCGGTTACCCGCTCTTTGGTCCTCGACTTGATGAACCGCCCGACCGACATCGCCGTCCAGTCGCCACCAACCTCGGCAGCAATCTCGCCAGGCTTCTTGCCCGTGTCGTGGAGCTTCATCACCTGGAATCGCTCATGGTCCATCCGCTCAAACTTCTCACGATCCTGCTGAGCCTTTCTGACCCGAGCCTTCCGCACAGCATCACTCTCCTCGATGCGGACGCGAGACTCTTCAAGCGACTCCCATGTGCCGTACTTGACTCTCGTCTTCTCGTTCGGGATCTCAGACGCCGTGTGGTAAACATTGTGGCGCCGAATCAGCGTCTCAGTGTTCTTGGCGATCAAGGCCAGCTCCAGTCGCCGGTCATGCTCGTTGTAATCGACAATGATTGCCGCGGTCGGCTTGCCGCTAACGTCGCCGCACTCGTAGTAAACTACCGTGGTTCCGATTTGCACTTGGTCGCTCATTTCTCAATCACTCCTGCTCCACAATAAATGGAGTCGTTCTTAGGTTGCGATTCCTCATCTACAAACTCATTCCGAAAATACTCCAACGCTCCGCTCGCTTTGGCGGTGTTACGCGGAGGTGACATGTATTGGTAATTGCCCGCACACCAGTATCTGATGCAGTCAACAAGTGGGTCAATCTGGCGCTTGGCCGGCTCATCAACCGGCATGTTTGTCTTCAGGTCGATCAGCTTGCGGTACATGGTCATCTGTTTAATGAACCACGGGCACTTGGCAATCACCACTCGCAGCTTCGGGCGGCCACCCTCTCCGATATGCAAAGCACCTCGGACAGCGCCGATACCAGCCTCGACATTGTCATTGCCCATGCGGAAGCTACCTTGAGTCGTCTCGCACCGCAGCTTGTACTGAGCGAACGCCTCTTCATAGCGGTCACGAACCGTGATATTGAAACCCATCGGCGTGGTTCGACCGGCGTGTGCATCCATCACAAAGTACATGTAAGGAGCTGCCGGTTTGAGACTCACGCCCTTTGCTTGCTCGTCAGCGTCCGTCTGGGGCTGATAGAGCTCGTCGTACACCACCCAGACAGGGCCATTTGGGCATAGATCTGGAGGTGCGATTGCCACGAATAGGATGCCGGGGTGTGAATGGCCAGGGTCTACAACAAGGCCGCGGCACCAATCAGACGGTGGCATCCCGTTGTTCTTGTCCATCACCTTGTCAACCAAGTCCCACTCAGCCTCGTATCGAGACGGTGTGCCGTGGGTGGACTCCGCGAATGTTGGGTAGATGCGGCTCTTGCCGTAAGTGAACTCGCCCTCGTCGCGTGACCGGCGGTCATCCTCACTCCAGCCCTCAAGCCGCTTCCGCTTCTCGTCCGCGTCAATGAACTTGTTCGAGCTAAACGTGAGCACAACTTCTTCCACGTCGAGCTTCTCACGCTTCTCGTCACGCTGGACCTTAGCCCGCTCGCTAATATCTTGCACCACCCAGGATCCATGCCCTGGCCACACCGACCATGCTATCCGCCCCTTGCGGTCAGAGATGCGAGCTTGCCACTCCGCGTAGTGAGCGCCAAACCGGATGTTCTCGTCAATCCAAATGAAGTCTACGGGATCGCCCATCTTCGCGTCTGCTATCGACGTGTAGGCGTAAATTGTGGTCCCGTTGGTTAGCCGGCAGGACTCGAATAATCGCTTCGACTTATCCTTCCAGCCCCACGCCTCAATGAATCGTTTCGGGATTGCGGGCGGAGATGGGCGTGTCTCCCATTCTCGGCCCTTGTCAGCCACTGGATCAAATGATCGCCACTCGCCACTGTCGTCGTCACGGATCATCTTGAAGAGATCGCGCTGGAACAGGAGTCGATGGAGGGTCTGGCCAATATGCTTCTCGCCAAGCCCGACACACCACGTCGTCATCCCACGCTTATGGTGGTGAGCTAGGCGGTGCGGCTCAAATATCGGTATCGGATTGCCGTCAGGGTCTTTTACAGGAATCCCGGTGGCGGCAGAAGCGAACAACATGGCCGCACAAACGCTTTTGCCACTTCGGTTGCCACCTCGAAGCAAAAGTTCAGACGCCTCAGATTTGAAGATGTCAACTTGATTTGGGGTCGGCCTGAAGATGTTCAGGGCTTCCTTCTGCAGACGCGCACGCTGGCCCGCAAGACGGATCAGCCGCTGCTGTTCCACAGGTGTGATTTTATGCGGATTGTTCATCAAGCCCGCCGTACACATTCAAACCGAGTTGTGTCGCCATCCGATCAAGTTCGGCGGCGGTGTCCTCAAGTTCCATCTGATCGATGTCGGTGTTGGCTGGGCGATGTTCGGCTGCTTTCATATGCAACCTGACAATCCCATGGTACTGATCCAAGATCAGCTTAGAACCAGGATTGTCCCGCGCGGCAACGTCAATGTGATGCTTCCACTCTCGGCAGAACCCATCGAGACCGCCGTGAAGATCCATTAACCTGTCGCAGATACTGACGACCTCGGCGTACTTGTCGCCGGCCTTCAGCATGATTTGGCTCGCCTGCACCATTAACTTCCGCTTGTCCTCATCGCTTTTATTGGACAAGACTTTCTTCTTCGCTTCCTCGTTCGCTGCCTTGTTGTCGGCTCGGATCTTGCCGCAAGTTCGACAATACTGCCGAAATGTGTCACCAGCGCGGCGATGAATCACCCGCTTGCAACCGTTACACTTTCGCTTTGCGATCGTTTCGGACATAGATCACCCAGAAGAAAGGGCTCCCAGCCGACCCGTCGTGAGGTAGGCCGACTGGGAGTGTTCACCTGACTTAGCTGTACAGGAGATTCAGGAAGACGCGACCTACCGCGTCTGCCGCTACCGTTCCCATCGCTCGACCAACGTCGTTGTCAGTCGGAGGCGAGGAGGCGTCAGCAACTTCACCAGAAGCCGCTGCGGCGATAATTGTGTCTGCCGTGAGACCACTGCCGCTGTCCGTGCCCTTGGTGGGGCCTTTTTGGACGATCCAGAACCACGAACCGGCGGGGACGCCAGCTGCGGGCAAATACTCATCGACCATCCCGGCGGGTTGATCGGTGGCCGCGGCGTAATCGTCAACCTCAAGACCGAACGAACCGGCCTCGTAGGTCACCAGAAGCGACGGCAATAGCGCGGTCGCGTCCGTGTTCTTGACCAAACGACAAGTCACCTTCATGTTGCTCGTGCGAGGCTTGACGCCTTGCTGCGACCAGTCCACGTCAGGAAACTCTTTAACCAAACCTTCGGCCCCTGTGGGGATCGAGGTCCAAGAGACACCGCGCCTCATGAGACCCATGCCTGCTCCAGCCATGACTCACTCTCTTTCTTGAAAATTGGAACACATGAAGTCGTTGGGGTTCACCCTCTACCGACCCATGCTCTTACGCTTCTAGCGCCCATGTGCCGATGATATTCTTGATGTACCAGCCATCAGAACCATCACCGACAATCTCGATCGCATCGCCAGCAACGTCAGTCGCAGCGGTGTTGATCGCATCTTTATCATCTGTGCCCGCAAAGGCGTTCCCAATGATCTTGTCCGAGGCGTTTGGTGAGATCGAGCAACCCGTTGTTGCACTCACCGTCGCCACGATAAACGTGGCCTTGAACCCGGAGATCGTGGCTGGCAACGTGAACGTCAAGTCCACGGCGCCCGCGATGAACGTCTTGCCGCTATCCGCCGCCACAAGGGTGTAGTCGGCGGTTTTGGTTTCGACGATGTCGGTCGGAGCTTCGATCAAGTCTTTGATGTCGGCGGCTGCTGACCGTGAGGCCAATGCCGCTTCTAGGCGGGGATTTGTTCCCGCACTGAACGTACCCATAACTCGTTCTCTCTTTCAGGTTGACGGAACGGCTTATGCGTACTCTTTGAGCAACGCGAAATACTTCGGCTGGTAACGGGCGTTACCGAAGAAGCCTGCCTTGAACAAAGTCGCATCCGATTTGATGTCGTAAGTCGGACCACGAACACCAAACAGCACGCTATCCCAGGAGCACAGCTCCATCTGGTGGATGTTGATGCCGTAGACTTCCGTCGCCGGAACGTCGAACTCGTACTTCACCATGACGCCGTCTTGATTGAGCGTGTCAGGGAAGCCAAGATCCCGTGCTTCGGGGTGCGGAATGATGTTGCGGAACTTGGTCTCGTGATAGTCTTGGAAACCGTTGAACTTGTTTCCGCCCATCATGTAGAGCGTCGGTCGCCCTGTTTGGCCACCGTTCTTGGTGAGCCAAGTGGTCGTTCTGCGGAGGATCTTCCCGCAGTTGTCTTCCCAGTTGGTCGTCGATCCCCAGTTCGTCGAGGTCGTGTTGACCAAAACCGGCGACATGAAGTCGTACTCGGCGTCACCTTTGCCGTCAGGCCAGTCAGTGGCGACTGCGGCGTTGGGGCTCGTGCTGAGATCGCTCGACCAGGAGCCACCCTCATTGGCAAGCGCCGTTGAGTGGCCGCCATAAGTGTCGCTCGGCTGAGCAACCAAGTCGGCAGCAACCACAGTGCCTTCACCAAGGAAGGACTGGAGACCGTGGAGGCGATTGCCGTTCCCGGTGCCGTAACCGTCGATGTACAGTTCGCCGTGGAAGTTGTCGTCGAGCGACTGCTTCAGGTTCGGGATGATCCGACCGTAGCGCTTGATGATGGCAACATTGCCCTTATTCATCAGGCGGTTCTTCTCGTCCATCTTGTCGGTGGCAACGTAGCCACGGACATCGACGGTGAGTTGACGGTACAGATCGTGCTCGTCGAACGAGTATTCACCACTCGCCCCGTGAGCCTGAACTGGCGGTTGGGAATGCTGAACATTCCAATACACTGCATCGCCGTTTTCGTTGTACGCGATTCGCCCGTGTTGAGCGAGAAGGCGCAAGAACAGTCGGCGCCGGATGGTCAAATCAGCCGCACCGCTGAAATACTTGCGTGCGGTTGTGTTGACGACTGAAAGTGCCTCTGACATAACTAAGCTCCGTGTTACAAGTTACAAACTTGAAAGGCGCCTCTTGGTTTAACTTAAGCCGTTCGCTTTTGCTTCTTCTTGAAGCATCCGCTCAAAGCTGATCTCTTCAGTTGCTGCATTCGCTGCTTCAGCAACCTTCCGGTTTGAGACTGGCTGAGGAGGTTCCGCGGATCGCCGCTTCGCTTCCTTAGCAAACTCTTCCTTGAGCCGACTCTTCTTATTTGGCTCAGGGACCGCGGCAGGAGGCGGCGTTGCGTCCGCTGCTGCCGGTTGCGGTGGATCTGGCGAAGCTGCTGGAGCCTGCCAGTTGTCCATCGCATATTGATTCATCACCTCTTCCGTTGGGTTTTCGACCCCCAGGCGACGGGCAAATTGAGCGCCCTGTTCTCGCAGCTGAGCGAATCGTTGCCCTGATTCGGTCAATTGCGGATTCCCCTGGGCGTCTTGCACCATTTCCCCGTCTTCGTGGGCGTATAGGTGTTTGACGTTGTCAACGAGAAACGCCTGCACAGTGTTCTCGGCATGGGCATAAGCATCTCGCTGCTGCATGTACCCGCCGACGTTCTTATTGATTCGCTCGTCCAAGTCGCCCAATCGCCCCTCGATCGCTTTCTCTACGATCTGAGATACGAGGTCTGGGAAATCGTTGACGATTCGCTGGCTCTGCTGGGCTTCCCACTGCTTCGCCGCGGTGTATTTGCGGGCGATGTCCTGGTTAATGAACTTAGGCGCCGACTCTGACAGCTCGAAGGTGTTTGAGGATGGGTTGTACTCAACGTACTGGCCCCATTGCTCGTCGAACTCAGGCCGATTGCCCCACTCGGGGAGGATTGGTTCTGGTTCCTTGGCCGCCTCAGCCTTGGCCGCGTCTTCACGCTGCTTCTGCCACTCGATGAAGTCTGGATTCGCCTTTAGTGCCCCGTATTCCTCGCGCTCGACTTCGTACCCTTGAGCAAGTTGCTGCTGGTACGAGGCGTGAGTTTCCAGTTGCCGCACCCAATCCTGATCCGTCTCGATGCCTTCAGTGTTGAAACCACGCTCGCGAGCTTCGTCGAGAATCGGGGTGCCAGGTTCAGGGGGCGCCGGCGGAGTTACGGGTTCGCTTGTTGCAGCCGCCCCGTCATTGGTAGGCGGATCGACGGGCGCAGGAGCACCCTCCGCCTCTTGAGCAGCTTGCTTAAACAGGTCTGATGGGAGTTGATCGTCCATTTTTACCTCGGGTTGCACATTGGATACGCGGAGGTTGACCTGAAAAAGAAAGTGCTTCAAGTAAACGTCAAGCTCTTGCGTTGATGTTCCAGAACATAATAGAATGCTCGCGGATAAGACGGATCTGTCAGATGAAGGGGAGAATATGTCTAAGCTGTTGAACGAGTCGCCGTTCCTCCTTAGTGAGCATGGAACGCTCAAATACGACACGCTGTCCAAGTGGTCGGCCACAGGACTTCGCTCAGGGATCAATAAGAAGGGGCCAGTGGTGAAGCTGGAGACGTGCCGGCTACCTACTGGGAAAGCCACAAGCCTCGCCGCGATCCGGCGGTTCGAGGAGGCGCTCAATCTAGAGGGCTGCTAAAAAAGGGCTTGCAAATTACTTTCGGCACTGATATGAATACTTGCTACGAGTTTTCGGTATCAGTTTGACCCCTAGAGAGAGCAGAGTCATGAGCGGAGTGAAAAAGGGCAAGTCAGGCCCCACATCTGGCAAAGCCGTCCAGAACGTCAAGGGCGGAGACAAGATCGGTCAGAAATCGACCAAGAAGTAAGAACGCCCACAGGGGGAATCGCCATTCCCCCGCGGGCTGACCGCGTTCCCCTTGAGCTAGGAAGGGTACTAATGGCTACTGCAAATCTACGGAAGTGCCAAGGAAAGTGCAACCGCTTCTATCCACCAACTGAAGAATACTTCGCCTCAGAAGATTCTCCTCTATGCCGCACTTGCACAGTTGGCTGGAAATCTACAACGGAAACCCCGTTCGGCCAGCTACACCGGACATCAGACCCGCCCCGCTGTAATCGCCGCAAAACGCTAGAGGCCCTGCCGCCCCCAGACCTGGAACGCGGCCCCAGGATCTTCCAGTACATGCGGGTTTCAACCAACAAGCAGGTTGAATCTGGACTAGGGCTCGACGCTCAGCAGGCCGCCATCACCCCGTTCGCGCAGAAGATCAGCGTGGACCACAACGTCAAAGATGGTGAGCGATTCGTTGAGGAAGGCGTCTCCGCTGCGAAGGTGCCGTTCATTAACCGCCCCCGAGGCCGAGTGCTCAACTCGATGCTCAAAGAGGGCGACCATGTTGTCTTCGCTGTCCACGACAGAGCATTCCGCGACCTCAACGACTTCACGACCACCAAGGCCCTCTGGGATAGCCGCGGCATCAAGATGCACTTCGCTAACCTGAATATCGATGGCGCCTCGCCGGTTGGTGAGATGGTGCTGAGTATCATGATGGTCGTCGCCCAGTGGGAGAGTAAGTGCATTGCCGAGCGAACTACCGCTGCCAGGGAAACCGCCAGGGCGGGTGGATGGTGGGTAGGCAAACCGCCGCTGGGTTTCAAGGCTGTTCGCGACCAAGCCAGCCGGAAGAGACGACTAAGGCTCGATCACTACCTCGCTCCGTGGATGCGACTGGCTGGTTTCTACCGCCGGCACGGAATGGGCTGGCCTGGGATCTCTGACGCTTTCGAGGTACTTCACGCTCGGCGCGAGAACAGGGCGCCGATCCGCCGCGAACACCACACGGGTCGCGGCAGGTACTTTACCCCCAAGCGATGTGAGGCACTGTACAGGAACCTAATGAAGCACCACTACAAGACTGAGGAGCCTGTAAAGGGGAAAATGACATGTCAGGGGCGTGAGCTAACAATTCGTTACACTTCCGCCTTTATTACAAACAACACGATCGCCAATAAGCGTCCAATCAAGTAAGGAGTTCCGATGGCTAGTTTCAATCGAGTTATTCTTGTCGGCAACGTCACCCGAGACATAGAGCTGAAGTACACCCAAGGCGGGACTGCGGTCACCAACCTGGGCTTGGCCGTCAACGACCGGAAGAAGGACAGCAATGGGCAGTGGGTTGAGGAGACCACGTTCGTTGACGTGACGCTCTGGGGCCGCACAGCAGAAGTGGCTGGAGAGTATTTGCAGAAGGGATCCAGCTGCCTCGTCGAAGGTCGGCTCAAGCTCGACAAGTGGGAGAAGGATGGGCAGAAGCACCAGAAGCTCTGTGTCATCGGAGAGCGGATGCAGATGCTCGACAAGAAGGGCGGAGGCAACGGTGGTAGGGGGAACTCCCAGTATTCCCAGCCCGTCGCCCAGGGAAACAACCAAGGCAACCAGCAACCCCAATTCGACTCGAACCCATTTTAAGGACTAGACCATGGCCATGTGGCTAACAAAGAAAGAACGGCGAATCTTCAATGACAAGGGCACTCACATTCTCGACTGCCCCGATAAGGGGTTTGCTGACAAGATTGTCGCGGCCCACAACGCGGAGGAGGAGATCCACGCGAAGGAGTGCGCGTGCCTGCTCAATATGAATGAACGGATCAAGGTTGATCTGGGGCCGCCAGATCCGATCGCCTACACCGTCACCAACAGCACGAGGAATACGGCAGTGCTTGAAGGTGGGTGCCAGTCGCAACCTACTGAGAAGGCTGATGTGCCGGGCCCCAACCGCCGGCCACCTAAGAAGAAAGCCACCCGAAAGAAGAGAGGAAAAAAGCAATGACCGGCACACCCGTTGAATCTGAGGCAACACGAATGGAACAGGAGGCGCTCGATGCTATCGCTGAGGCGACCATGCTGCGCGAGCGACTGCGGATTGTGAAGAAGCTGGTTGAAGATTCGGAAGAATGCCCCATCTGCACCGCTATCTGCCTTATCCTCCTCGGGGACGATCCAACATAACGGGACAGCACGATGCTCCTCCTCCTATTCGCGATAATCCCTCACGACCTGATCGCTGAGGATCACTTTGACCGGATAGAGTTGAATCACCTGCACGAGACAGAGCGAGCAATCATCGTCCTTGACCAATACATCTTCTGGCACGATGGCCATGTGCAGGCATGGTTCATCGTGCTGCCCAAACGGAAGCAGCTCCCTGACCTGGACGAGGAGGAGCAGGTCGAGTGGCGAGCGGCGGAGGCTAAGTTCAAGGAGGCGTGGATCGAGAAGAGGAAGCAGGAGTTTGTGCGGAAGTGGAAGGGCATCCGGCCACTCAAGCAAATCTTATTCAACTGGCACCCGCCAAAACCACCTGCCTACAACCCGCCCTTCCGCGGCAAGCTACCTGATCGCGCGAGGGGTAAATGGCAGCTCGTGTTCCATAAGGACGGTATCCTACGGAGGATCACAGCGGACGCCTTCATGGAGACATGGACGATCGGGGTGGACCCAGAGGTGATGGACAGAGAGAAGTTCAAGATCAGTGAGCGGCGGGGGCTGACTGGTGAACCTAGATAGGACTCAGCCATGATTGTCGCCGTACTCGAGCAAGGCCCCTGGGATGGACTGAAGATCGAGTTCCCAGACGCCGATTGCATGCCGGCGGTTGTGACTTTCGGGATGGCTGGCGAGGCTGCGTATGTGACCTACGAGTATGCGTGGGCTGGAGAGGAGGGGCTGGATGTGGAGGGCGATGAATGGAAGGGCAGAACTGAAGTCACGGACAGATACCTTTACCAGGGTGTAATCGAGGTCAATAAGTATGCATAACAGACTGAAGGATGTTACCGGCAAGAGATTTGGCAAGCTCGTTGCCGTCAAGTTTACCAGCGGAACAGCCGCCTCTCGCGGGTATTGGCTATGTAAATGTGATTGCGGCACTCAGAAGAAGATAACGGGCGGAAACCTGCGGTCAGGCAGGGTAAAGTCGTGTGGCTGCCTGAATTCAGAGGTTTCTTCTCTGAGATACCAGACAGTGAATTTAAGCCACGGCAAGACAGGGACGCCGGAATTTTCAGTGTGGCTCATGATGAAGAGTCGTTGCTCTAACGCCAATAATCACGCATACCACCACTACGGCGGTCGCGGAATCACTGTCTGCGACCGCTGGGCTAAATTTGAGGCGTTTCTCGACGACATGGGGCCAAGGCCAACGCCAGCTCATTCGATCGACCGCATTAACAATGACGGCAGCTATGAACCGGGAAACTGCAGATGGGCTACGAGAAAGGAGCAGGCGAATAATCGCCGTACAAACCGGACGCTTTCGATGTTCGGCACTTCACTCACCGTCTCCGAGTGGATTGACACGGGGATTTGCGGGACAGGGAAAAACACGCTCCGGTCACGACTGGCGGGTGGATGGGCACCGCAATTAGCACTACTGAAACCAGTGGCAAAGGAGCAACTATGAGCGGATTGAATGAGTATGACGCGGACGTGAACGAGAAACTGGATGTCATCGTGAAGCTGATCGAGTCGTTCGTGATTGCAGGTTCATTCGATGATCTCAACACTTGGCTCCAGGCATTCAGAGTGGATGACATGGCCCCAGACGTGCTTATCGGCGCCCTCACAACCACGCTCCCAGTCAAGGCTGAACTCCCATTCAGGAAGCGGTTCTATCACAATGTCGTTAACTCGTTCGAGCAACGCGGCGTGCCAGTCGAAATAGTGGAGGAATTGAAATGATATTGAACATCGTGCGAGGCGATGGCAAACAAGACACCCGCGTGCGGGACACCTGGGGGCGGTCTTGGTATTTGGAGGACATCCACCCCGCCGAGGTGCGGGAGATCGGAAGTAAGCTCAAGGTGTGGGAACTTAGGTCGTATACCGATGTCGAGTGCAACGCTTGGCAAGTGGACGACGCCATCTGGCAAGTCGAATGCGTTATCACGATGGGCGACGGGCAGATCGCTACTGCCCGTGGTCAGATTGAAGAAGCTGGCTGCGGAGAGACCTTAAGCGATCGCGAGGTTGCCGTCATGGACATCAACCGCCGAGAGCTCCTGGCCGAACTCGCCAGAGAGATCGACGACCCCTGGAATGCGGTTGGTGCTCGCGACATGAGCGAGTGGAATCCGTATTTCAAGCTACCTGCCCCAGACCTTCAAGAGGTGCCGAAATGAACATCGACCTGGAAGTAGCCCTAGTCGAACGCTTCCCGCAGATCTTCCGCGACTACAATGCCCCGCCAGCAGAGTCATGCATGGCGTTCGGGTTCGAGTGCGACGATGGCTGGTACGAACTACTCGGCCAGACGTGCGAGAAGATTATGGCCACTGACCCACCAGAGAAATTCAGGGCTGCGGCGGTTAAGGAGAAGCTTGGCGGGCTCCGGTTCTATGTCTCTGGCTCAACCGATGAGATCGACACTATAATCACGGCCGCCGAGAACACCTCATTCAAGGTCTGCGAATTATGCGGCGACCTCGCCCATGAGGCTGGACACAAGACCATTTGCGCTAGTTGCAGGGGATGACATGAACCCAGACACCCCCATCCCCGAGCCGTTCGACTTCGACGAGTTCCTGCTGGAAATGCGGCTCGTCCAGGCGGCGTTCGATGAGCAGACCCGCGCAGAGAACTTGAAACAACTCGCAACGCTTGAGAAGGCCGGTCGCATCGTCTACCCAGGAACCATCAAATGAAACTACACTTCCATTCCGCCGTTTCCGCCTTCGCTAAGAACACCGTGGGCACAAACATCCGCGGGCACAATGTTCAGGCCGTCGAGTTTGCCATGCTCAACGCCGGCCACGAGGACTCGCTCTATTGCCTCACCGCGTTCCTGGGGGATGAACTGGAGGCTGGCGATGCCGATGAGATTGTCGTGTTCGGGGACGGCCAGATGGTGGCGAACTACACAACTCGCGATCCGCAGAAACTGATGAGACGACTACTGGGGCTGGAGCAAATGCCTGGAGACGACTGGGTGCTGCATAACGACTGCATAGGAGAATACGATGACTGACACTATCACCGACACGCATATCCGCTGGCTCATCCGCCGCGACCTCGACGAAGTCATGCCCATCGACAAGATGTCCTACCCCGTCGCCTGGACGCTAAGTGAATTCCACGAGCAACTGCGGAAGCGAGCTTGCATCGCCCTGGTTGCTGAGCGAGGGGATAAGGTCGCAGGGTTCGTCATCTACGAACTCCACAGCAAGAACATGACCATCATCTCGCTCGGCGTCCACCCAATCCACCGGAGAACAGGGGTAGCCACAGCCATCATCGACAAGCTAAAATCGAAGCTGGACGAGAAGCGGCGGAAGACACTGGTCAGTCTACTCAACGAGCGGAACCTCGATGGCCAGCTGTTCCTGAAGGAGAAGGGGTTCGAGGCAGTCAAGGTCCATCCTCGGGAGTACGAGGACGGCAGCGCCGCTTACGAATTCAGATATGAGGTGAGTGATGGATAGGAGACAGATGATCGCGGCAGTGCTGGCGAGTCCGCTAGTGGGGCTACTGGAGGAGGATGCCGTTCAGGGTAGCTTCCAGTCTCGCAACCTTGCAGCCGGGCAGTGGCCGATGAAGAACGGCGAGAGCTTCACGGACGGCAATGGCTGGGCATGGGTGTACAACACAGCCTTCGACATCAGCCTCAATAAGCAGCGACACGGTATAGTCTGTGTCGAGCATCAGATTGCCGATTATTGGACACAGGATGAGCCGGCATCGCGAGTTGAGGTAGCGTCACATGGCTGGTGGATATCCGATTTTCAGTTGAGACATGGAGCAAGTGACACATAGGAAACCTCGTGCGACGAGGACTTCGCGGCGGCCCCTGGGAGACTAGGGGCCGCTTTTTAGGCTTCCCGAAATCTGCTTCGGGAACATCACGCAACCACTGGATTCTAGGGAGACTGACATGGGTATGGCGGAAACACCTGCGCAGAAACTGAAGCAGGAATGTGAACAGACTATCGCGGCGATTGAGGCCCACTGGAGATTTGAGGAAGTTCAAAGGCTTGCCGCTGACGGATGGCAAAACACCTCGACGCCAAACTGGGTTGGCCGCTACCGACCTAAGCCCAAACCGCACGAATGCTCCTGCCCCCTACACAACCCCCAACCAAAGGCAACTACCATGGACAACACAAAGGCACTAACAGCCTGCGAACTCAAGCAAATCATCCCACTACTAGATGCACTCAGTGGCATCGACTGTGACGACCTCGAAATAACCGCACCAGTTGAAATTAGGCGGGAGGGAAAGCAAGTCGCAATCCTCAGACCCCTCGATGCCGACTTCCCGCTCTGGTGCATCGACCAGGAGCTGATCGGATGAAACCGCAAACCACCGCAATAGAGCGAATGCGAGCTCTGGATGTCGAGGGAGGGAAACTCGCGGAGGAGGTGTACGACGAAAAGGAAGCGATCAGAAAGGCGCTCCCGGTTGGGGCTGGCGAGAAGGCCCGTGTCGCCAAACTCAGCGGCGGCCAGGTTGTTGTCGTCATCTTCTCGCACCCCTACAACGTAGTCGTAGTCACTGAACTAGAGGAGTTCCCAGAATGACAATCCACTTCTTCGGAGACTCCAACGTCTTCGGCAAAAACTCAACCCCAGCCAGCTGGTATCTCCAGTCCAGCCACCCAGACTCGGTCGAAACACACGCCACACAGAATCACGCCGAGAACGGCGCTAAACTGCCGGCGATCCAGGCACAGATCCAGGCCGCCACATTCGCAGCTGGAGATCAAGCTGTTATCGGAGGCGGGGTTAATGATCTCGCACTCGGGAAGACCCCCGCGGAAGTAGACGCGAGGATGTCCAGGGCAATCGCCTCGCTCCCGGTTGGTATCGACTTCGTCATCCTGCCCGTGTTCCCGTGCATTACCTACGCCAGCGATATCCTAGCGACAAACGCACTCCTGGCTGCACATCACGAATTCCTCAATGTGACTTACGACGATCTGAGGAATCCAGACCACAGCCTGAGCACCTTCTACGGCCAGCCTGACGGCCTGCATCTCACGCCGGCAGGGCAACGGAGTGTGGCAATCGAGGCAATGGCGGCACTTGGCCACCTCCACCACTACGCCGACTGGACGCACAGCAGACCCGGAAGACTCCACATTGGCAACCCCGGCGATTGGCTCGAGAAGCGATGGGAGGTGTGGCCGAAACCAATTGCCATCACAAGCGACGGCGCACACCAGTCAGGCTACACCGGCGCCCTGGCTTGCGTACCGACACAATCTGACTTCACGCTCCAGGCCGAAATCAGCCTACCCAGGGACAATCCCCAATCCTTCTTCTCGTTCGTCACCGAGGCCACACACGAAGAATGGATCCAGTCTGGGTTTAACTTCATGAATGGGAAGTCATTCCGAATTGCACACTGGAAGTCAGGCGTACACACTAACGACCTGGCAACACCTGAAACAGACTACGCATTTGACGTAGCCGCCATCTATCACGGGCTCGTTCGGTTCCCTCTAACGCTCACCCACTACCAAGGCGTGGTCCACCTGTTCGTCAACGGCGAAAAACTGCACATGTCCGCTACCGTCCCCCTGGGGCTGCCCGGCGACCGTGCCGGGTTCTGGATGAGAGACTGCTACCTGCACAAGCTCTCGATCGAGGATGCGGTGCTGAAACCTACTAACGCCTGAAGGAGACACCCCATGGAAGTTGAAATCTCGCTCAATGACGACACCCGCATCTGTGATGAATGCGGAGAACACGTCCAGGTGCTCGTCACGCTCGGGGATGACTTTGAACTGGAACTCGAAATCTGCGGACTCTGCCTCGCAAAAGCACTCGGAATGGCCGTCGAAGCAGGTTTCGCAGCCAGTCGTACTCCTAGGGCGCAGGATCGATAATCGGCCCCCTCGATTACTGGAAATCTGAAAACCCCCCTCCGGCCAAAATACCCCCAAATCAGCACTTCTGGACACGATATGGACGGAAAAGACAACCATTCACGCTTCCTTAAGCACCTCTCCAGCTCCCATAAAGCCGTCTACACCATCGCAAACTGGCTCCTCTCCCGCGGATATTGCGTACAAATACCACCCTCCACCACCGCCCCAACACACAAACAATGGGCGAAACACGCAGATAATGGCGATATCTACGCAAACGGAGACCGGATCGAAGTCAAACAACTCTCCGCCGAGTTCACTAACCAACACGACTGGCCCTTCAAAAATAAGTTCATCGTCTGCGCAAAACACGCCTGGAATGCCGCAATTCCCAAGCCTAGAGCCTTTTTCTACCTCAATAAGCACGCCACACACCTCGCCATCGCATACGGCCATCACCACACCCAATGGAACACCGAGACACGCACCGACGCACGGTACAATAACGTCTCCCAGCAGTTCCTCTTCTCTCCGATCCATCTGATCGACTGGCGAATGCTCACCACCCCCTGAGAGGCCCCCAGAGCCGTTTTAACGCGAAAAAAATAATCAGGGCTCAGATATCGAATATCAGCAAAACGGGGCACACGGGCGACCAGGGGCATGCACAGGGCCAAGTCTACGGCCATGACACTACCCTAGAGCAAAACTGCGAAAAATTTACGGGGTTGTAGATACAATTGGCCAGGCGGGCCGATGGTCGCCCCTCCCCCCATTTTGCCAATCGGCGCAAGCTGTTGGCATCAAACAAGTTAGGCGCTGCCTATTTCTTGAGCGTTTCGATTTGGCCTCTAAAATCCTGTCTTTCCTACCATATTCGCTACGCTCGTCATCGTTGCTCAACGCCGGCCTCTACTGTCTACAGGCGGGAGGCCTCGAGCTCAGTGTTCAAGTGTTCAGTAGTGAACGGCCGTACACCAGGTCCAGGCGTTTGGTAGGGGTGGATTCGGCGTGTTCTCGATTTTACTCGGAATCGGCCGGAACTTTTGGGCGGCGCCGTGGTTTGTTGGACTGTACAGCAACAAACCTCCGGAGACCGGCACGATGAACCACAAGCGACTACAGGCTGCAATCGCATGTTGCGAACCAACCAAGTTAGACAGTCTGCACCGCAGTCCCGGCGTGACAACCGATATACTCCTGTGCGAATTGCAACGAGTCCACCAAATACTATCGGGTGAGCCATACTACGATTACGACGCCCAAGAATGGATCGAAGCTTCCAACTAACCATCAACTAAGGAAACGAACAATGAGTAACTATGAGGTAATCGTCGGCAACATCGGCACGGTCTTCTCCGGCTGTTCGCCAGTCTACGCCCACAAGATGTTTGCGGAGTATCGTGAGCTAAGCCTACTGTGCATCGGTCGCGCTGCGGGTGAGTCGGTGACACTAATACGCGACGGCGCCATTGATTTAGAGCACTACTGTGATACCGAATAACCAAACTCTGAGTTTTCCTTCCCCTTTTGTTGGAGCTACGTTATGTCAACGACACTACTTCCGGCCTATGGACGTGATTTCAAGACGGTTAAAGCAGCCCGCGCTAGTTGGGCAAGCGGTCAAGATTGGATCATTGCGGACCTATTTCACCCCTACGACGGGAAACCCTGCAATCGGCAAGAAATGGGGGACGACGTGATGCTACGATTTTGCGCCAAGACTAAGATCACCACACCTAAGTAGGGTAGGTGCTTGGCTGCAATCGCCCCGCACATTGCGGGGCGATTGGGGTTTCGTTCTTACCCTCAGAATGGAGAGCAGTATGAAAACTCGAAAGCGTAGGCCGGTGCTCGGAGGATTTGGCAAAGCGGTTGAAGGCGCCGTTTCTCTCAATTTCGGCAGTAGTAGCGGCGTCAATTGTGATCGGTCGGCTTGCGGGCATCACAAACGCTCGACAATTCCGGGCGCCTCGCGGCAATGTTACGCAACATCGACGCAGGCGCAAATCGATAGGCGCCAATTGCAAGCCAAGCTTTCTCGGCACAGCCACACTAATCCGGCGACGCTAGTTAATCGGGCGCTGGTTGAGATGCAAAGCAAGGACTCGATTCCGTGGCTGCGCATCAGTAGTTTTGGATCGGTTCCAATGCCGAGCGTGGCGCGGCAGAATAGGCTGTTCCTGACTGCTTTGCGGGGGCTGTTTCGGTGGACAACCGATTTGGGAATCCCTACCCATTTTCCAGTCGAGGGGTTCGCGAAGGCTAGATTCTACCGCGCCTTGGTTGGCGATCTGGTAACGGTGCGGGAGTCCTGCGCTAGTGCTCGGCGGTTTGTCCGGGCTAGTGGCGCCGTTAGTGTCGTTGCTGGGAGTCCAGGGACTAAACTGCGCGAGCGGATAGCGGCCGCGCGGGAGTTGGCGCGTCGTCGTCGTAAAGCAACCGGCCGCAAAACGGTTATCTGCCCTGCTATTGCGAATACGTTTGCGTCCAAGCATAAGCCGAGCCGAGCGAACCCGCGAGCCAAATGTGGCAATTGCACGGCTTGCGCGGCTGTTTTGGTTGACGTAGTCTATCCGTTTCATAAGTAGGTCGGCAGGGTCGGCAGGGTCGGCGGGTCGGCGGGTCGGCGGCTCGGCAGGGTCGGCGGATCGGCAGGGTCGGCGGATCGGAGCAGGATCGGAGCAGGGTCGGCAGGATCGGAGCAGGATCGGAGCAGGATCGGAGCAGGGTCGGCAGGATCGGCGGCTCGGCAGGATCGGAGCAGGTCGGAGCAGGTCGGCAGGTCGGAGCAGGTCGGAGTAGGGCGGAGTAGGAACTATAGCAGCGGGATGGGGTTGAATTGTGGGGCAAATCACTAATCACATTGGAGTAGTTATGTTTTATTTGCAGACGCGGTGCCTGTCCACTTACCTATTCTCGCGAGATGACGATTCGACCGAGTTTGGCTCGGCGCTGGAGGCGCTGGAGGCGCGAGACAGGCTGCGCGGCGAGTACCAGCAGCGTAACGACGGCCTCCAGCAAGCGGTGCGGGTTGTCGATGAAGACGGCGCGGTGATCGAGTACCAGCAGCGAGACGTATAGCGGTTGGGGCATTTCTTCACTATTTTCGGAGGGTTTGAGCATGGGCGAGTATACAACGAAGGGTTCTGTCCGCTCTGACTGCGGCCATCGGCACCGATCCCTTGAGACTGCCGTGGCATGTTTGAGTCGCGACCGTCGCGCCTGCCAGAAGGTAGGCGGCTATTCTGACCGCTGGATTACGCGGCTTGACGGCTGCGAGTTAACGGAAATTGAGATTTACACTATCGAGCATATCTTCGACCAAAGCGGAGGCTCCTATCGCTGATTGGAGAGGTGAGTCATGCGTTACAAGGTCTACTACCCTTTTTTGGAGCTAGTTATGTCAATCGCTACTGCTGCCACAATCGACGCAATCGAACTCAAGCGCTGCCTCCGCGCAGTGCTGTTTGCGTCAGACACTAAATCAAGCCGGTTTGCCCTTGGGGGCGCCTATTTTGCCAATGGGCAGGTCACTTGTACCGATGGGCGGCGAGCATCGCGTACCAAGTGCTCGCTGGTGCCAGATGACGATCCGTTTCTGGCGGACGTTATTTTAGATCGGGCTGGGCTGAAGAAGTTGGCGGGCGCGTTGACTGCCAAGTCTGGCGCCGTTGAATACGAGATCACAGCAACTTCCGCCGTTTTCCGATTCTCGAAACTGATTAAGAAAGAGCCAACCGCAATCGAGATCACAATCGAGCGTGTCCAGGGCCGTTTTCCAGCTTGTGATGACTACCTGCCTGATGCGCCTGAGGGTACTGGGACGATATCGGGACGCGCGGAAGATCTTGTCCGCTGGATCGACGCCGCAACCGAAGGAACCGTCTACCATATCGAGCCAGACGGGACAATTCGGCCACGATACGAGCCGCGTGGTCGCGTATCCTACGACCTACAAGTGGAAGGCGCTAAGGTAGCCATGAACCCTGACTTGTTGCGAGACTGGCTTGCTACGTTGCACGACGATGCGCATGTGAAGATCTGGACGAATGGAGACAAACCTTGCTATGGGCAAGCGCAAGGCGTGACGTTCTGCTTCATGCCCTGCTACGCATAGTAGCGGCTCAGGCGTGCGCCGTGGCTCCGGTCACGGCGTTAGCTTGGTTTTCTACTCTATCTTTGGAGGGTTTGAGCATGTCTGACACTATCACTAGGCACAGTTTATGCCGGGGCGTTTGCTTTACTAGCGGCGTGGCTGCGTATCGGGAGGAGCACAATTGCCACTGGCTGATCGATATCGTGGCAACTCGGCAGGGTTCAAGGGGCGTTCGCGCTGGGGATATGCGGTTCCAGTCCTTGCAGATCTGGCGCCTTCGCCCGATCCAGCCCAGCGATAAGCCGGTGGACTTCGACGGGCAACCGGCGCCGGATGCCACTGCGGTGGTCGAAGCAGGCGCGGACATCGACAACGACGGCGAGATGATCGACGTGCAGGATCGGCAGTTTGTGGGGTTCACTGATTGGGACTTTGAGCAGGGTTGGCCGAAGTTCTATGTGGCGCCCACGATGGTTGGTGACGAGAAAGTGCGGCTGATCTTTCTGCCGAGTGAGTATTGATAGGCCACAGACTACCGCGCCCGAGGTGGGCGCGGACTTGTGCGGCTTATTCCCTACCTTTTTTGGAGACTGATTAGATGACGACCACGCTAGGAGAATGCGAGTGCTGTGGGGCGAAGACCCTACTGCTTAACGGCATGTGTGGCGACTGCCATAAAAACCAGGAGCAGAAAGCTGAGGGGGCGCCCAAGAGCTGGGGCGGCGCCTTGCTCCGCATTGCCCAAGGAGGTGACTCGTGAGATACAAGGTCTATTACCGTGGCCGGTTCAGGCGCACGGTCGAAGCAGCGTCGGCGGTTGCAGCAGGCAATTATTGCGTGTTGCGTTTCAAGTGGGATTCCAGCAAGGTGGAGGTGGAGCGTGCAAGATGACAAGGCGAATGTGGACTATACCGGCTGTCAGTTGGCTCTCTGGGTCTGCTTTGGGCTGGGCTGGATCGTTTGCGACAGCATTTTCGCTTGGTTACTATCCTAATTGGAGGTGAGTTATGGATTTTTCTATTGGTGATCGTGTGATTTTCGGGCGCCCGAGTGGTGAGCAAACCATCGGGCGGGTGACAAAAGTCAACCCAAAGACCGTCAAGGTAGCGATTGAGACGGCGCGGGGGTCCAGGTCGTCGGCGGGCGCGGTCTGGAAGGTCCACAAGACCTGTGCGCGGTTGGTGGATGAGAGCGGCATCGAAGCGCCACCTCGGCGGAAGACGGTGGTGGAGGTGATGGAAGCGGTGTGTGAGGAGTGCGGCGTGTACGAGTCGGCGGCGCTGGCTCGCAAACTGGAAGCGGAACTAATCAAGGAGCGTCTGCTGTGAGTAAAATTCAAGACGGCACCACATACCACAACGACACGCCTTTGAATGTTATCAGGGTGTTGGAGAAATCACGCACGAGCAAGCGAGGTATGCGGCTCAAGTTGTTCTACGGCGAACAGGAAACTGGTGCAGCATGGGGCGATGTAGAGCGGTGTTACATTGGACGATCCACTGGCAGGATCAAGATTCCGCTAGTCATCTACCGATCCAACTCAATGGGCGGCAGTGGCGTGTTGGATCATTGCATCGTGCGAATTGAGTCCAGCACTGGCGGCGTTGTGCATTGGTCACATGATAAATTCCATATTCCAAACGAGGTCCAGCTTAATGTCCTTGGATAGAATCGAACTGTGATCGAGGCGCTGGAAGCGGAACTAATCAACTAATCAAGGAGCGTCTGTTATGAAAATTCAACTCAAAAACGTCAAGCATGCCGATTTCGCCAGTCAGGAAACGCACTGCTACTCTGCCTCAGTCTGGGTCGATGGCAAGCGGATCGGCACAGTCGAGAACGATGGCAGGGGCGGCCCTGACCTGTTCGCGGGTGATCAGGCGGCCTGGAAGCTGGCTGACGACTACTGTCGCACCAAGGGCGAGTGGCACAACCTGGAGGGGGAGTGCTGCGACTTGGTTAATCGCTGGCTGATGGCGCGGGATCTGAAGCGGATGCTGCGGCGGAAGATTCTCTTCGCCAAGGAGGGTGGGATCTTCGAGATTGGGACCAAGCCGACTGCGGAGGCGCTGGAGCGGTTCAAGACTCGGCGTGAAGGCGTGGTTCCGCTCAATGAGATGGAGTTCGAGGCCGCGCTCGACTTGTTCGCGAAGATGGCACAGTGACACTCTACCGGCGCCCAGGAGGTGGGCGCTGGGCTTGTGTTCCTGTTTCAACCTGGAGGTGATGTGAGATGACGATTAACGAAGACTGGAAAGCGCCGGAGAATGCCAAGCGAGAGAAGCGGCGGGCAGGCGTGGCAGAATTGACGCCTGAGCAACGGGAAGCGGTTGCGGGTGCTATCGAGGCAATGAGCAAGGTGGCAGATTGCATCGCTGAATGTCACGACGTGTGGCTGAGTGATGTGCAGGCGCTGGCCTTGGCCACGAGCAAGCTGAACCGGCAATTCAACCTTTTAGAGGAGGTGGAGTGATGCAAAACTTCGTAATCGAGTCGTGCGATCCAGACGAGCGGCAGATATTCGTCGATGTGTTCGCGGCGAAAGATGAGCCACGGGCAATTGCTGAATGGGAGTTGCAGCGGGGTAGCTATGCGGTGTTGTGCAATTGCCTGCTCCTGCCTGACTACCTCGATGCGGTGGAAGCCGAACTGATTCAGTTGGCGAAGATCCCTGCAGAGTGCGCCACGCTGGGTTGGGATGTGCAGTTGGGGGATGAATCATGCGGATAGTACAAACGCGGCGTGGGCATCGCGGCGGTCGCTGGGTCATCCTACGGCCATTCAAGGGCACTGGGTGGATGGGGCCTTATCAGACCAAGGCTGAGGCGGTGGAGGACGCTAGGGGGCTTGTGAGGACGTTTAAACGGCAATTTGGCATTAAGCTGGAGGTGGAGTGATGGGTATTGCGAAGGCGAGAATTAACAATAGCTTAACTGGGTGGCACGTCGTCGCCCTCAACGATGAGGCAAATCCCATTATCGCAAGGCTATACGGGCATGATTCCTACGAGGAACACATGCAAGACAGACCCAGCGACCGCGCATACATGAAAGGCGAGCCTGTCGAGACGTTCACCGCTCACGTTATCCGCATCGCGGGAGGCATGGGCATCAGGTGTAGCAAGTGTGGGAGCAAGGCAAACCCCACACTGCAATTGTGGATGGACAACCCCACCCCACCACGGCAAGTCAAAATCAGCGTTGATCTAAAATGGTCATGCTGGGCAGCATACGAAACGCACTGGCTCGACCGAGTGGAGCAGGAAGACATCGACAAGATGCGAGTAGCATTTGAGGGCACTGGCCCAGTGTGTGAAGTTCAAACTTCTGCCGCGAAGGAGGGAACATTTGGAAACGTAGTCATCAGCAAGGGGCGGGCGAGTGGCTGGTTTGCTCAAGAGTGGGACGAGCCGCACGAGATCGCTGAGACGCTTGGGCAATACGACGAGCACGGCAATTGGGATACAGGCGATTGGGAACCACCCGCTGGCATGTCCCAGCAGAAGATCAACGATGACTGCCTAGCGGCATTGATCGAGTCCCTGCCAGGGTCGATGTATGCCGGGGCAGTCGGCATTGATTGGGACTTCGATCTGCGAGCCAGGAAGTTCGCTAACATGCTCAGGCGAGTGGATGCCGAAGAAGACAACTTCCTTGCCGCGAGTAAACGAGAGTGGCTGGCTCTCAAACAAATCTACGCAAGTGATATCCCTTTTTTCTGGAGGTGGAGTGATGGCGGATGAACGTGAAGAACTGCAAGCGGTGGCGGATCGCATCGTCACAATGCTGATCGAAGCGGTCGAGGAGGGTGAGATCCCCTACTATGTCGCGGTGGAGCGGCTTGACAGTGCCCAGGACGAGTTAATCGAGGGCATCAACGACTACACAGATGATTACGATGATGAATTGGAGGTGGAGTGATGGGTTTCTTCTCATGGAAAACGGCCGACACTGGTGAGTCAATCGCGAATTCGCATTCGAGCAGGTTTGAGCAGCGGGCGGTCTTCCTGCTTCAGCCCGATGGCGAGCCTCCGGTTGAGGAATCGTGGTACGCTGGGTATGGGATGTTTGGCGAGGTTGACGCCTACGAATGGTTGGCCGAGCGGAATGGCGGGGGTGATCGCGGCGACGGGGTCGAGATGGGTTGCGGGGACGATCCGGTTGCGGTGCCGCTCAAGTTCAGCTTCGACCCGAAAGCGGTGTACGAGGACTTGCCTGCGTCAGAGTCGTGCGAGTTCCAGGGGTACTTCTATCCTGAATTGGAGGTGGAGTGATGGGTGATGTCAGCCTTGGCACATGCCCGCAGTGCGGGAAAGTGTGTGCAGTCTCTTACGGAGGGGGCAGGTTCGTGAAACCATGCTGCAATGTCCGGTTGCCATCGGCGCAATACTCGCCAGACCCACCAGAGGATCGGCGCCAGCAGGAGCTGATCGGCGGCCTTCTCGAAATCGCCACTCAGCACATCGATGCTGGGGCGTATGATGAGGCTAAGCTGACCATCAAGCATGCGATGGAGAAGAACTGGGAGCGGTAATGGCTTGGCATGATGACATCGAAGACGACCTAGACCACGACGAGATTATCAAACGTCGTGACGCAATACGGGCGACCTGGACCGAAGAGCAACGTGCTTTCCGGGCAGGCGCCCGTGTTTTTTATGAGGACGACACGCACCTCACGCCTCGGTCAGTGACGCCTCGGGCAGGGTGGATCGCGATGGGTGGGGGTGCATACCAGAAGGTGAGGAGGGTACAAGGAGGATGATCTACGCCAACGACAACGACGCTAAGGCTTGCGCGTGGTTGGAGCAGCTACCGTTACAATTAGACCGGATCGACAACCGCAGTATTAGTGAGGTAACAGCAGATGAACTCAAAGAATACACCCAATGCCATTTCTTCGCAGGAATCGGGGGATGGCCTTACGCCTTGCAACTCGCAGGCTGGCCAGACGATGTTCCCGTTTGGACTGGAAGTTGTCCATGCCAGCCCTTCAGTGCCGCCGGTAAGCGGAAAGGGGAGTCAGATGAGCGACACCTCTGGCCCGAGTTCAGGCGCCTCATTGACGAGTGCCGCCCTCCAGTTGTCTTTGGAGAGCAGGTTGCGAGCAAACTTGGACGGGCGTGGCTCGCCGGAGTACAAGCTGACCTGGAAGCACTGGGATATGCCTTCGGGGCAGCCGATTTGTGCGCTGCGGGCATCGGGGCGCCGCACATCCGCCAACGGTTGTTCTGGGTGGCCTACCGCAGCGGCGAGGGACTATCGGAGCGAATCAGCAACGCCGGAGTTCAACGCGAAGCGGGATGCGCACAGCAGGGGGAAGCCTCTGAGCTATGTGGCGACGATGGCGGGGTGGCCTACTCCCCAGGCCGGGACACCAGCGAAGTTCAACGCGGCGGGGGAGAAGATCTACAACGAAGCAGGCAACACGGACTCCAGCCGGAAGACAGTGGCACTAGCGGGGTGGGCGACTCCCAATGCCAAGACGGGGGGCGAGGAGACACGGGAGAGCAAGGCCAAGCGTCCTCGGTCCGGCGGGATCGACCTGCAATCGATGGCGCAACTGGCGGAGTCAGACGCTGCGAAGACCAACGGTCGGAATACTCCCAGGGCGACCGATGGGAGCAAGGGGGGGCCGAATCAGTCAGGCGGATCCCTGCCGTGCGACGCTGCGAAAGCGGGTTCTGGGCAGAAGCAGACTACCTCTACTGCTCAGACGGAAAGTATCGGCCAGTTGAACCCGGAACATTCCCGCTGGCTTCAGGGATACCCGCCAGAGTGGCTAAGTTGCGTGGACTGGGAAATGCTATCGTCCCGCAGGTGGCGGCCCAGTTCGTCATAGCGTTCATGCAGTCTATTTGCGAGCTGGACTTGCCCCAGGACCGGAAGTAAGCTAGACAGGGGCAACTGGGAAGGGGTCAGCGATGAGCCGTTTCTGGTCAAGGTTTTGGGAATTAGCCCTGTATGTAGCCGCATTCTTAGCGGCGGCCTGGGTATCTAGGTGGTTGGAGCAGTGAACATCAGCGGCGGCACGGTCTGGTGATGCGGATCGTTTGTGACAGGGGCAACGTCTCCACGGGGTCTACCTCCTCCCCGGCTCCTGTTACTTGCCGCCGCGTTTTTATGCGCCTACGGCCCGCAGGAGTCCCCGAGCTTACCTGGGCGATAGCAGGTATTCGCCGCTACAGCCCCTGGAGTGTACGAGGAGAGCTCCAAGCTGGTGGGGACGTAAGAGGACAGCACAGTGGCTGCCGGCGTGTAGGAGCCGTCTGTGAGGCTCTCGGGGGTGTACTGCTCGACTGAGCCCACCGAGTGGGTAGGGCTGTAGCAGAGGGTGGTTGCTGTCGATGCTGCGCCTGCCCACATACCGGAGGCGTAGTGGTTCGCCATGAACATGCGAGAGGCGAAGGTACGTTTAGCCATGATTCACCTACACATAGACGAGGTCGGTTCGGTTTCCGCTCGAGTCCACGGAGGCTGTGATACGAGTAGTTGACTCATCAAGCCCTTTGAAGACCTCGGTGGCTGTGCCGGCTCCAGAGACTCGCCCGCAACATGCCGCGGCAATGATCTGGGTGGCATCCGTCAAGGAATAGCCGTCAACGCGGAGGTCTGTCGAAACCACATCAACCACCTGGGCGTTCACATCCGCGGCTGAGATGTCGTTTAGGGCTGAGATGCTGGCGGGGATCGTCGTGGCTGTATCAACCAGGATTGCGTCCACGTTGGAGTCGATGGTGGCTAGGGTAGCGGGCAGGGTGGCCCCCGTGTCAACGAGAATGGAGTCCACGATCCCGTCGATTGTCGCTAAGGTGGCCGGGATGGTAGTGCCCGTATCAACCAAAATAGCATCGACATTTGAATCGATAGTAGCGATCGAGGCTGGCAAGGTGGTGCCAGTGTCAACGAGGATACTGGCAGTCTCAGCCTTGACTGCAATAATGTCTGCTGCAATGTCTGTGCCTGCAGCGTTGGTGATGACAGCAGCGATAATGAGGTCTTGCTTGGCCTCAGTTGCATCACCACCACCTCCGCCACCTTGGTTATCTCGCAACGCCTCAAGGCTGTCTGTCGTATTCACGAATGACGAGAAGGCCGCCGTTGCTGACTTACTAGCTATCTTGGCGATGATGGAGTTGTTTGTAGTGGTCGAAGCGTCGGCCACATGGAGCAGGTGATCCAATTGGAGCACGACTAGGGCGTCATTTGCTTCCGATTCGATCTCAGCCTTGGCGGCCGTACTGAAACCACCAAGGTCTGTGAGTCCGGCGCCTGCAGTGCCAACTTGGGTCTGGATGTCCTGAGTGTCCGCAACGATGGCTGCCAACTGCGTGCTGTTCGAGTCCATCTCAGTACGAACATTTGCAGCGGTGTGAGTTGAGAATCCTGTTGCGGTCGCCCAGTTTCCTTGGTTAGTCTGCAATTCCGCTGTGTCGAGGAGGATCGTATCTACAATCCCGTCTACGATTGATAGAGCAGATGCGGTAGCCAACGAGGTAAGAGCACCACTGTCAGGAAGCACATCGGTTACTGCTTTTACCGCATCGACCACTGTGTCCACTGTCGCCAGGCTGGCTGCCGTAGCAAGAGCAGCATCGGTGATTGCAGTGTCGCACTCAGCGTTGACTTCCGCCTTCATCCCCGTGCTCATCCCGCCAAGGTCAGAAAGGCCAGCCCCAGCAGCGCCAATCTCTGCGGTGTCTGTCAGGATTGATGCGGTCTCAGCCTTGACTGCAATAATGTCTGCTGCAATGTCTGTGCCTGCTGCGTTGGTGATGACAGCAGCCTGTATCGCATCGAGTTCGCCCTGAAGCGTTGTCGAGGTATCAGTCTCGATTGCGTCGATGCTCGCTTGTGTAGCCGTGAGCAAGGCAATCTGGCCGGAGGAATTGAATCCGGTTGCGGAGGCTCCTATCAGGGCGTCGTAGATCGCTTCTTCGAGCACTTGGAACGACCGCTTGACGTACAGGGCGCCGGAGACATGAACCGTCACATCGAGAGTGCCAACCGTGTTGGTGTCGGTGGCGTCAAGGGTTGCTGTGTAGGTTCCGCCCGAATCGTGAGTTGCGCCGCCTGAGTTCTTCGCCGCCGACGCCCCACCAGATTTCGACAGCAGAATGTCAGTGTTCGCAATTGTCAGGCCAGTCTCTGTTGTGTCGCCGTCAGTCGAATCAACGAACGGGCCAAGCGTAATCGCCTGGGAGGCAGTTGATTGCTTGAGATAGTTCATTTGATCGGCCTGTTGACGATAGTGGTTCTGGAATACCGGGATCGACACACCGGCAACGGCAGCCCGAATAAGCAGAGCGTCCCCTGCCCGGATAAGTAGGGCATCGCCGCTGCGGATGAGAAGTCTGTCGTCAGCCACATTTGGTGTCCCTATGTGTATTCGCCAAGTGCGTGCATTACAAAGCGATCAAGACTCTTAATGTATCGGACGGAAATCATCCGGTGGCTTGAAGGGGTATCGAAACTCCAAGACGGCTCGCCGGTCACGTTTTCGTCTACCCAGTGAAACGTCGCTGAGCCTGACGAAGCCCAGGTTATACCGCGCGCCATCATCCCCGAATCTTGTTTGACATCGATAAACCCGATCATATCGCCATTGGGTTCAGTGAGCGTTATCGTTACGTCGCCAGTTGCTGCCGCGAGGTCGAGGGCATAGGTGTTACTGACCCCCATGTCGAGCGTAACGGCGTTGCTGCTAATGCTGGCGGCATTGCTGCCATGCTGCAAACCAACCTTCAGTTCAATCTCGTCGTTTGTCTCGTCTAGCGTGATTGCGGTGGTGCCGCCGACAGTGAAGTGGACATCATCAGATGTGTCGCAATAGATCGTGCCGCCCGTCCCAGATGCCGCATTGAGCATCGTGAATGTTTCATCGTTGTCGATCTGCAATCTGCCGCCAGCGATGTAAAGCCTGGCTGTCGATGCACCAGCAGCGCCGAATACAACATTTCCCGTGCCATTGTCCCATGTCTGGATATTACTGACCCCTGCGCCGCCAGCATCAGTATGGGACTCAAGGGTCAGCTTCCCCCCGTCCATGTTGAAGTTCATCCACTTGTCATTACTTGCGCCACTAAGGTCAACAAGGGAGATGTTTGCGCCGCCTGATGTGCCCTGGACGGCAAGATATGCAGCGTTCGTCGCCTCTTTCAGGTTGAGGTAACTATTAGCTGTGCCGCTCGTCCAGCTGGCAATCGTCTTGGGGCTATGAGACGCCAAGCCGCTGGCTGTATTCCCAACAAGGACGACATCATTAGACCCGCCAGCCGTCAGCGTCAAGTCGGCTGAAGTGGTCGTCAACCCACCCGCAGCGGCAAACGTCAGACCCGTCCCAAGCATGGAGGCCCATGTAATGTTGGCAGTCGTGCCGTTGCCATCGTCGGTCGTGTCGGAGATGTCAACACAGACGAAGATGTCGCCAGAAGCTAGGTTCCCTGACGTAATCGTTACGCCAACATCTTCGATTTGAGCGTCTGCCATGTCTTACCTTTAGCAACAGGGCGGGCGGCGCGGGAGTTATTGTCCCAGCTGCACGCCCTACCTGCCGCGCTAAATTAAGCTCCCGCCTTCTCGACACCAAGGCGGAGTGCGATCAAGCCAGCGGCCTGGATCAACACCTCGACCATGTGGCCGTAGTCGTGAGCACCCGTAATTGCGCCACCGATGGCGTACATTGCCATGCCGACAGCGACGAAATAGGTCTTCTTCCCAGAAAGCGATTTCTTCACTACATCAACCATTGTTCTCACCCTTAATGCGGCCATGCGGCCTAGTTGCCTTCATCGTCCTCTCTGAGATCGATACGCAACCCGATGGGACATTCCTCGAGCCTGCCCATCAGGAAGTCCATAACACTGCCCTCACCGACCTTTGTAATGCGGATCGTAATGCCGTCCTCAAGCTCCTCGATCAGCTCAAGTGCGGTGGATCGGAGGGAATTCATCGTGTAGTGGGCATTCCCTTCGACTCTGTCCATGCTCGCCCGCAGCCCGCGTTGCCTCGCCATGGTTACCCTTCCTATTTCAGATCCCTGATTGCATCTCGGTTTTCTTTGACCGCTGCTTTGATTTCAGCCAGCGAGCTGTGGATCGGGTCGATGTTGAGCCGGATGAATTCCTTCATGTCTTCCCGCTCTAAAAGCCTGTCTGCCGCGGCTTCCTTGCCTGTGTACCTATTCTGCCGGATGCCGTAGATCTCGGTTGCGTTCTTGTGGACGGCAGCCCGGTTAGATTCGGCCATCGTGAAGAGGTTTGACCCGTACCATGTCAGGATCCCGATAAATGGCGCAAGCAGTAGCGTCACAATGCGGCTGATCCAAGCTATCCATTCCGAAGTCTTTACTGCCATCGACTCATCCCCAGTTAATTGGTGGCGCATTATCATCGCCCTCGTCCGGTTCCTGCCCAACTCTCGTGATCACATACGAAGAACCGCGATCCTCGAAACGGCCTACCACCTCGTGCGGTATTGGCTCCGGGTCTTTCGGAGTGACCGGCGGAACAACGCTCACTGGTTCGCCTCCAAAGTAGGAGACTAACGTATTGTAGCTCGGGTCGTCGCGTTCCCAGCCCTCGAACCCCTGGAGGATACTGGGATGCATAACGCCGCCCCGAGTATGTTGCAAGTTGACATTGTGCCCCCACTCATGGAGTAGTAGCCGACTGACTTGGGTGATCGACGGGTTGTAGCCTGGATCCAGATAGCAGAACACCGTATCCCGGCACGACTGGCTGTTGAACTGGGCCAGGCCGATAGTCCCGCCGCGGAGTAGGCGCCAACTCACGTTGATGTCAGCGTAGTCTGGGTCTTCCACTTCCTGCATTAAGGCGCCGATCTCGCCATACGCCTGGCTGCAGTTGCGGAGGATCTTGTCGATGACTTCCTCTGACATGGGAGCCTTAGAGCGATCCACGCTGAATGTGATCGCATGGCCAGCGTAGATGTCCTCGTGGCACCCTGCCGGCCAACTCCCCTTCCCAACGGCAGCGCTGTGCTGCTGAGCCAGGACGGCCGCCTGAACGAGCGGGTCGTCATAGTGGAAGCTGGCGTTCTCTGGGGGCGCGACATCAGGCAAGGGACAGCGGTTAACGGGACTCTTGGGGTTGTCGAAGGCTGCGATCATATTCACTGTGGGGTCATCTAAGCCCCCGTCAGGTTCGGGAACATCCGCCCAGTACATCGAGGAGAACACGTCCCAGACGGGCCTGTGCATCTCCTGAACGTGCTTGAACGCCGCACGGGCCTCTGGTGAGGTTATCTTGAGCGTCTCCAGGTGCGACGGATCGATATCAGTCGTTCCCGTAGCCCAGAACGCACCCGTCTTATAGGCCCAGTCGAGTTCCTTGCGTCCCACAGCCCTACCCTCCCCTGCCGATGCGGATCATTTCCACCAACTCGATAATCACCGCCACTACTGAAACCGGATCCTTCGAGAGGATTGCCATGACCAATTTCAAGATCACCCGAATCCGCTTGGGGTTCAGCGCCGCTGTCGAGGACTGCGAGAACCCCGCCGCTATTTCCCGTATCGCGGTCTCCACATCATCTACAGTGCGGAGGTTGCGCTGGGTTAGCTGGTCTTGGATGTCCGACTGTAACTTGTCCCACGCATCAGTCTTGCGAGCCGACTGCAGGTAGATCCTCACCGCTTCCTTCATCACATCCGCGGCGACTTGCGGGGAAATGATCTTGCCATCGCTGATCTGGTTGGCGACCGAGGTGTAGACGTGGGCCAACTCGCTGTTGATCTCGTCTTTATCGGCATGGTCAACTGCCTTGGCCGCGTTCTCCACGAAAGCGGTGAGGCCAGAGTTCCCTGGCGGGATTGGAGACACTGGCGGAGGCGGCCCCCCGCTGGTCGTCTTAATGCTGCGCCGGACGATCCGGTGAGACACGATCCCATCCTTGATGGTGACGATAATGATGGTCTCACCCTCGCGGAATGTGTCCACGATTGCAGCCTCGGTCTGCGCATAGGCGACCGGCCCAGTAATGACACTGGCTGTAAATAGCAGGATCTTGGCAATAGGTTGCATCTTGCACTCTCCTAAAAGTTGGGGTTGACACCGGATTTTACAGGCAGCTTAAACCGACTTCAACGCCGAAAGATACGACTTCCCGTTAATGATTGGGACGTTGATGTGGAGAAAAGCACCGTCTTTCTTCACGATCTGGAGGCCGTAGCCATGGCTGTGGTGTGTGGGCCTGCCATGGCAATAGAACTTCCGCCGCTCTGTGAGGCAGCCTGGGCACCAAGCCTCAATATCGCTTGCGTGCGTGGTCCTGGCGAAGCTCTGCCGGCGGTGGATATGCCCAACAACCGCGTTCTTGGCAAGGTCATTCAGAGTGGTTTGGGTGGCATGCTGGGCGTGAGAGTAGCCGTGGAGGAACAGGCACTTCCCGAGTTCGAGGGTGTTTCGCGTGTTCCCTTTGCTGTGGGTATTGTCGAGCGTGTGAATGTACTCGATCCCCCGCTCCTTCAAGTGGAGAAGGTATACCGGATCTAGGGCCTTGAGGAGCATCTGGGCGTCCACGGCGTTCTTGACGGCCTGGGTCAAGCACCATCGTTCGACCCGCCTCTCGTGATTGCCGCAGATGAAGTAGTTCTTCGCGCCAGGGCAAGCCTTGGTGACCTCGTCTAGAAAGACGTTGGCCGAGTTGATGTCATCCTGGTAGGTGTAATCAGCCTCAGCAACATACGCGAGAGAGTGCGCGGAAAGAAAACCGCCGCAATCCACATGGTCACCCAGGAACACCACTTCCTTCACGTCAAAGTTACTGGCGTCCTTAAGCATGGCTCGAGCGGCGGCCTTCTCAATGAAGCAACCGTGAGTGTCTGGGATCACCAGCCTGATAAATGAGCCACGGGGTGAGGTCATGCGCCCCTTGGGGATCGTGAACTTCGCCTTCCGCTGGTCCTCGTGCTCCTGCGTCATCCTTTCGATGATCTTCTGGAGCTCGGCATTCTTCTTCCGTAGCGCCTTGACCTCGTTCCCGTCTTCCTTGGTCGGACTCAGTCGCTTTCCCATTCGAGCCTCATTTCGCTAAACCACCGGCGAAACTGCTGGGAGGTGATCTCCTTGGGGAGAATATTGTGCTTCACCAGTTCGCGGTGGAGATGCGTAATTGATTTAATTTCAGGGTATTGGCCCGTGAGATAATTCCTGCTCTCCTCACAGACCACGTCAAACTTCGCCTTATTCATCTGGGAGTTCCAGCTCCAAGATTGGCGCTTAGTGACTTTGGTGAGCCGTAACTTCTTCTTAGCCATCGGTAGCCTCTTGAGTGGGTTCGGGTGCGCGGATGCCGTAGTGTCTAACAACGTATGGGTCGGTGACGAGATCAACCAGCCAGAACCGCTCGACAGTGACGGCGTAGGGTTCCAGGGCCTCGGTGGCAAGGGCTCGCAGGCTGTCAGAGTCGGCCACGAGGTCTTCTAGGTTGCGATCTCTGACGTATTCAGCCAGGATGCCCGCCACGATCTCATCGACTGAGCCGGCGGCGTCGTATAGCTCGAGAGTGAGCTGGAGGAAGTCTTTGATGCGGTAAGAAAAGATCCCAGTTACCATGATGGTGTGGCCATCATTGGTTGTGAGAGCCTGCTGGGGGAGTTCTGCTGGCACTAGGTTGCTTGGCCAGCTCTGAATTGTTGTTGAGACGGGCCAGTACCAGAACCAGCGGCCTGACTCAACTACTGTGAACTTCCCCCAGCGGCACCGTAATGCCGTCCGGTTCTCCTCGATCGCCGTAATCCTGGGGATGACCGAGAGGAGCAGTTCCAGGTAGTCTGCAATCCACGATAACACTGCTGGCCTCCTGGTATGGGGGTGGCCTCAGTGTCATTTAACACGATGATCGAAGTGATTGCCAGAGTAATTATTTTGGTGGGGGGTTGCACGGTTTCCCGTTTGCACGACACAAAAGGCAGTGGCGATCTGCGCGTCCGCAGTCGTCTTAGAACCGCCGAGATAGTCCCCCCCATTATGTCCGAATCTGTCCGAGAAGTGTCCGAATCGCTTAAAAACAAGGCTTTTACGCTTAATTCTGTCCGAGTGATGTCCGAATTAAGTAATCCCCACCAATCCCCACCTAATCCCCCTTGTGGCGAGCGTTAGTCTTCTCCGCGTGGCACGGCTTGCAAACCACCTGCAGCCCGTCAGCCTCGCAGAATAATCGCCGCACGAACGGCGCCAAGTCCTCAAATGACTTCAACGTGCCGCACGGCACAATATGGTCCACCTGGGTCTCCTTGCCCTTGAACCAGCCGCCGCACAACGCACACTGATACTCCCACTTTACCCGCTTGTCCGAGAGCTGGGAGTGCCGCCGAGCAAGAGCCTTGCAGGCGTACATCGGGGGCCACTTGCGACTGGCAAGGCGGATGTTACTGCGCAGGAATGACCAGAACCGAGCCTCAGTCCACTCAGCGCCCGCCCTGGTCCTGGGAACTCGCTTCCGTGCCATTGAGTATCTCCCTAATCTCGTCTCGCAGTTCCTGGCGAGTGCCGAGGTTGGTGTCATGGCCGCACATCTGGTCGTCGCCTTGGTAGTTGTTTGAGAACATCGAGATGTCGATGATCTTGTCGAGCTGCTCGTCGGTTGGGTTCATGCCTCTCCCTCCCGCGGCGGATAGTTCGACTTGAATGGATGGCTCCGGTCAGGCCGATGCACATCATGCCCGCCCTTGCGCAGAAACTTCATCAGGAACGCCCGGCAGGTACACGACCGATAGCTCCGGCCAAGCACCACCGCGATGTCTTTCATCTTGCGGCCCTCCTGAACGTACAGCTGCCGCAGCATCGATGTCTCCTGCGGCGTCCATCTCCGTTGTCGTGTCATACTCTCCGACCCTGGGGAAATAAGTTGCCGTGGTCCTCGACGTTGACAGGGCGCCGACCTGGACCTACCCACCTCTTCTCCGCCTGATCCTCGCTCCACTCCTTGCGGATCGCCCGCAATAGCCCAGCCACAGTTAGGGGGTGGGGCATGTCGCAATGCAGGCAATATCCATCTGGCGTGAACCCCTCGTCGATACGGCCGCATGCCTCGCATTCCATACTGGCCGTCCTTGTGTCAATTGACCTCTAGCGCCTGCTTGGTGAAGCAAAATGACGTGGCCGAGGCGATCTTCTTACGCCTGGCCAGTGACTCTACCGCGAGTAGCGACTCCAATACCGCCACCCGCCAACGCCGCTCCGACCATAGCACCGTGGATCGCGAGCGCTGAGGCAACCCCCAGGGACTCGACTTCACTGTTGGGAATCCCACAATTCACCCGTCCAATGAATAGCATGTAATCACCAGTAAGTCCCCAGGTGCCAACCTGCGCATCAGGAACACAAACCCCGTGTCATCTGAAATCAGGTAAAAGAGACCCGTCTCCACCTCCGGTAGCTTGGTCCTCTTCTTCCGCTCCCGGCGACCAAGATACCTCGAACCCGTGACCGATGATACCACATCCCGAGCAGTCGCCCCAAACTGCTTACGCTCATGGTATCGCTGGACCGAGTGGTTTGAGGGGGTGATCTTCGTATCGGGTGGGAGCATGAGGCTACTCATTTGAAGACGTTTCGGCCCAGGATCTCGATGGATTTAAGGATCTCCTCACATGCCTCTGCCAGTCCCTTGAGGTTGGCCTCTAGCTCCTCAACCCGATCCTCCAGGTCATAGCTCTGGCGCTCCCAGGGGGTGCAGTCGCAGTCTGACGCCTTGTTCCCGCAGATGGGGCAGCTCATTTCAACTCTCCTAATTGTTGTTGTAACTGACGCACCACAGGCGCCGCATTCTCCACCCGCTTCCGTGTCTCCGCATGCTCTGAACCCAACTCCTTAACACTGTCCCTGATCTGCCCCGTAGCCATGGCCGCTTCCTTCCGATAGTCCTCGAGCCGGCGGGACAGCAACTCCACGCTCATCCGGCTGTTATCGCCCTCAATCAGCCCCTGGAGCCGAGTTGTCAGCCGAGCGTTCTCCACAGTCAGCTTGTCGATCTGGGCCTGCATGTCGGCCCGTGTGGGGAGCTTGGTCATGATCTGCCTCGCAATTCCTCATGCTTGCAGCGGGCCAGGAGTAGCGTGTATTCACTCACTTCGGACTCATGTCGGTCCATCATATCGGTCGCAAATCCCCGAAGATCCTCGTCTGGTTCATTGGCAAATTTCCGCTGCCAAAACCCCGCGAAAAACTGAGACCTATTCCGCCGCTTCTTCAGCTCCCGCCGCAACGCATAATACGCTTCGATCTGGTTCATGCCTTCGCTCCTAACCTCCGCTCAACCCAAGCCGATGCCCAATACCCCACTATCGACCCAGTCGAACAGCCAAATGAATATGAAACAAACTCCCATGCCCCTAGCTCCGACACAATCATATACCGCAACACCCAGAACCACACCCCGTTCGATAGCAAACTCGCCACGAAATGGTAACCAATGTGGTCCCGGTTGCGGGAACGACTTGTCAGGCTGAAACACAGCCCCTGGACAAAGCTCAGGAGGAAAATCACTCGATGACCTCGATGAACTTGGTGAAGCGGCCTGGGTTCGAGGCAGCTGCAAATTCCGCCTCGCTATGCCACCACTCCTCATCCGCATTGAAGTCGATGTAGACCACGCGGGTCGGTGGCTTGAGGCGGTAATGGCAGGTTAAATCAAAACCAGCGGTATCATCAAAGCGCCAACATGCGCCGCCGTCGTCGGTAAATTCAAAATCAATTGCAACTGGAGCATGACCTGCAGCCTCGATCGCCGCCAGCGTGTCCTCGCACAACTGCTTCAGTTTCACTATCGTCTCTTGCTTACTCATCGTCTCCTCTTTCTGGCCAACTGACCAAAAGGTTTCAACATCCGCGTCAGGGTACTCGATACAGGCATTGAGATACCCCTGAACCCACGGAACAAACGACATATACGAGCCCCAACCATTCTCTGGATTCAACGCCTCGAATCGCTCAGGGTCTCTCCGCATCAACAGTAACCCCTGAGTTAGAGGCTCGATCAACTCGTGCGCCTTGGTGATCCCAAGCTCATCCGGTCGCCACAAATGCTTATAAATGCCAGCCTCACTAGCCATCACATTGCAATTATGCGTGTAGTTGGCCGTGAACACCGTGCTGGGCTGGGTCACTTTCAGGTAAACGTCAAGACTCATCGCTCGACTCCTCCATGTGCTCCATTACCGTCAAAATACCCAACACCGCCAATCGCGCCTTCATCTGCGTAGTGGCGTCTTCAGCCGCCTCCACGTCGTTCAAGCAACAGAGTGCCATCAGCTCACGCTCTGGCCCCTCTATCACCTCGAACCCCTTCGCTAACGCCTCAAGATACCAAACCCGCAACTCCTCGAGGATGTCGCCCCGTAAATCGGACTGGCTGCTGAACGTGACCATTACTCGTCTCCTGTTTTAGCGGCAACTTCACCAACAACTGCTGGGCTTCTTCAATTCTAGTGGCTATATCTGGCATCAAAAATCATTCCCCAGAATCCAGGCATAGCTGACCCGCTGCGTTATGCTTGGCGATTTCATTCTTGGAAAGTCGCCTGTCACATTCGAGATATTGCAGCACAGACTTTGCTACGGCCTTTGCCAAGAGGGGTGGCACTGCATTGCCTACTTGATTGAACTGGCTGCCTTCGGCACCACTGAACTGAAACCAATCAGGGAAGCTCTGTAATCTTGCACCCTCACGAACAACAAGACGTTTCCGGCGTCCATCGGGGAGGCGCACTCGCAACATGTCACTAGTGGCGCCATTTAGATTGCGACATGTAACGGTTCTGCTTGGCTGATCTAAGTGAAGGTCACGAGGGCGAACGCAAAGCGACTTTTTCTCGTATCGTGCCACATACTCGTCCATACTTTTCGTTAAGAACTTGGTGTTTTCGTGGACCTTGAATGCCAAATCATCAAGAGCATCACCGGCTGTGTAATCGCTATTGCGTGCTGACGGCTGTGGAAAGCTCCACGGCCCCCGATGAGCGATCACGAAAAGACGCTCTCTCCGTTGCGGCACACCGAACTCGACCGCTTTTAAGAGCTTCCACTCAACGATGTAGCTAAGAGAACGCAGTTCATCGGCAATATACTCAAGATACCCCTTGTTCCGATACAGCATCCCACGGACGTTTTCAAACATCGCCAAATCGGGATTGTATCGCTGAACTGCCGAGAGAAACGCCGGGAAACCATCCCGCTTGTCCCGCTTACCATTTTGCAATCCACCAACACTAAACGGCTGGCAAGGCGGTCCACCAATTACAACATGTGCTTCGTCAGTAAGATCTTGCCCTGGCTCCAGGGTCAACTGGTGGCATTCGCCCGCCAGATTTGCAGAATAAGTGTCACATGCGTCGGCCAACATTTCGTAGCCAACCGTGTGAAACCCAGCGGCCTCAAAACCTAAAGCAAGTCCTCCGCAGCCGGCAAAAAGGTCGAGTGCCTTGTATTTGCGTGTCCTACGCTTTAACGGTCGAGGAAGCTCTCTCTGTAGAAGGTCCAGATAGTTCATCCTTGCCATTACTCGTCTCCTGTTTTAGCGGCAACTTCACCAACAACCTCAATGTCGCCGTCATACGGATCCACGCCCACATGGCAGATCTCATCGAAAGCAAACTCAGCCTTCAGCTTGGCAACAATCTGCCGCATCATCTCGGGATGTGGCGGCCCCCAGGCTGTGATGAAAGAGATGACAAAGGGGCAACAGTCACCGCCTAGCTGAGTCACCTCGTGGCTGTATGTCCCCCACTTAGTGCCCCAGTGTTCCACCGCCCAGTCGTACCAGCGCGGCGAATTGCGAAGCACTGGCGGCATCGGGTCAACCCACTCGCATAGGTCACTGGGGAGATCGACTGGAATCTCCTGCTCGGGGTCTTGGATGCAGATCAGGATGTTAGTGAAGTGGTTGGCCATTACTCGTCTCCTAGGAAGGGAATTACCACTCATTTAACCCCGCGGATCGGGCTGGGTTTCGGTTGGCCTCAGCGACTCAATTATTAACCGAAGCTCATTTCGCTGCTGGCGGATGGCCGTAATCTGCTGCCGAAGAGACGATAGTTGGCCCTCGTGCTCGGCCCAAACCGCCCACACGCAGTCCAGACACCACCCGTCCTCTGAGTGTGCGCAGTTCATTAAGTGTGGCATAGTCATCAGGTCAAGCTCCTTGAAGGCCAATGTGCATTGCAGAGGCCGAGGTTCCGACATCGACCCCAACCGAATGGGGCCATGAAAAACGAAAATGTGCATCGCGTCAGCGTCAGCACCTCATCGTCTCGCTTGTTCGTTGTCCAGCCGTAGCGAGCTTTCACCCTGCTGGCCCAGAGTGCATCCACGGGCGTGCGTCGTCACCAAACCGTGGAGAGTGTCTGAGAGAGCGCCCCGTACACGCCCTGGACTGCGATATTACGATCCCCGCTCGAGGGTTGGCGCCGTCGTAATCGTTCTGGCGGCGTTGGCAAGTTGTGGCCGGGCATAAAAAAAGCGTCCGGCATCGTGCCGAACGCTATGCTCGGCGGTCAAGCCGAGAAAAGCCACTGTCCACAACCAAAGCAAACAATGTTTTATGACGTTTGGTTTGGTTGTGCTGTTGGTGACTAGTCAACGGCTTGCGCACAGTTATCACCACAGACGACATCCGTGTCAACCCCATACAGGTCAATCGCCTCGAAGATATCCTCGATGTACTGCCGCTCAAGGGCCAAGCAAACAGCCCGCAGCTTGTTAGAGTGCTCCTGCCACCCCTTGAACCGGCAAAGGCCACGCTGGGCTAACCGAGCCTTGATTATCAGCTCGTTAATCGCATCGAACCTCTTCCTCTCCGCCTTAGTCAGTTGTCGCGGCATCTCAACCTCCAGTATTCTTTAGTCCATGCTTCTGCCGAGGCGTCAGGCCAGTATGCTGAGCCAGCGGTCCATGGCGGCATGAAACACACCATGGCTCAGTCCCAACATCCTCACCAACCACTCGCATGGGCTCACCACAACACGCACAATACTCGCGGAAATACTTCGAGCCGGGAATGCGATTGGGGTAATTCATCGTAGCCTCCTGTCGAATATGCCACTCAAGATCGTCCCGGCGTGCTCCCCTATGCATCACGTCCTTGGCGGCCTTTTTTCCGCCGCCACGCTTTGACATGATCGCTAGATCCCCAACAACCGCCGGGTGCTTCATTGTAAATGAACATCACAATGTCACCAAGGGTTTCCCTATTCCCAGGGTCCGCTTTTCCATAAGCCCCAAAAAGGCTGTCGGTCAGGACGCTATGGAGAAATCCGCCAGTGGGTACACCATGCTCGATGTAATTCCGCAGTGTCTCAAGCGTATGCGGTGGAATCCGGTCTTCGTACTTCTCGTAATCAACTTTAACCAATGCCATTATTGTCTCCTTGCTAATCTCGGATGTGTCAACCTGGATCGCGTCTAGGCCGATAGGACGGAAAATATCCCACTTCCAAGGCGGTTTATTTAGGAAGCTGAGGTACTTCTCCAGGTAATTCATCACAGCCTCCGGTCGAATATGCCAGTCAGGAACACCACCAGCGTCAACACCGCCAGCACAGTCAATGTCCCCACAAATATCAAAATCGGAGCACCCAGCGGCACCAATACCCAGAACCAACTCAGCTCTGGGAAGAACATCCGAATTAACGCCATCAACCCAGCCACTGCAACGAAGAGAAGGGCCATGGCTGCTGAGAGGCGATCACTCATGGCATCTCCTCGACGAACTTGCGGGCAGTGGGGTGTTGAGGGTCTTTGCCGCGAAATAACACTCGATCGCCTGCGACCCAGATCGTCTCTGGTTCCTTGGGCTTGATGCGGTATTCGTAGGCTTGGGGGTTCCAACGGGTGATCGATTCCAAGCAGTCACTCCACATGTCGGAACTCGCGAATCTCCGCTTCTGCATCTTCTTTCCCCGATCCGCCGCAGAGGTCACCCTGAGCAGGCTCTCCGCGTACTCTCGCACTTCACTTGTGTTCATCACTTCCTCCTTAAGGTCTGTAACACGTCGTCCAAGTCCGTTTCCATCGATTTAACCGCGAAACTAGCCGAAGGTTCCGCTCGTGGCGCAGGATTCATCCGCCTAACCAGCTCATCCTGCACATTCAACTCAGTCGTGAAATGCAACGTGAAGTTAGCCAGCGCATACTGCAAGTAGCCCGTGGGAACCTCAGACAGGCTCCGCCCCTTGTACTTCCCGAACGGCATAGTCGCCTTACTCTTCCCCCGGCTGCGAGAAATCCCCTCAACCTGCCCAAATACGTCCACCTGGCGCTTCTCATACTCCAGCTGAGCCTTCACCTTAGCCCTGGCACGTCTCTCAGCTCGCTCACGCTTCTCTCGCTGCATTTCAACCTCTTCGGCTGCCAGCTCACGCTCAGCCCGCTCCAGGGCGTCAGAGACGCTCTGAGGGCCTTCTGCGGCCAATAGGTCTCCCTTGGCCCGATCTACCACCGCGACGTTGTAATTGCCGCCCAGGACATCGGCGCTGGTGACGATCTTGTGCTCCAGGCTGTTATCCACCAAGTCGATCATCAGGAAGTCAGGCTTGGCCGACTCCGCGATCCGCTGCCGGCGTAGTTCCGGGGTGGAGTCTGGGAAATCGACGACGCCTTCGAGTGCGCGAGTACCGCGACCAAGGATCTGAGTGAACAGAGGCTTAGACTTGGTCGGACGGGCCATCACAATCGCCTGCAAAGCTGGGAAATCCCACCCCGTCGTGAGAATCCCCACGTTCGCCACATGTGAGATGGAATCCTCGTCATCTGACACAAACGACGCCAGCGTGGCCTCTCTGGTCTTCTTGGTGCATCGCTTCTCGTCAGCACAGATCCAGCCTGACTTGATGCCATGGTGGTCGGATAGCCGCTCGGAAACCAACTTCGCCTCCGCCACCGAGGCACAGTAGACCACCGTCTTCCGCCCCTTCGTCTCCCGAGCCGCTGCATCCGCTATCTCGCAGATCGTCTCCAGGTTCTCAATCGCCTCGTTAAGCTCAGTTACCGCGAAGTCAGCGCCATACTGGTTGTAGCTGGTGCCGATGTTGCTCAGGTCGAGGGACTTCAGCATCACCACCTCAGTCTTAGGCGCCACTAGCCACCCGTCCTTGATCGCCTCCTGAATCCCATACTGAAACGCGCATGTCTCGTACAGGACTCCCTCAGCCTTCCCGTCGTGCCGCTTTGCCGTCGCCGTCACCCCTAAGACCTTGGCGCCGCCCCGCAGGAAGTGCTCGACCATCTCGATAAACGGGGGCGTGATCGACAGGTGGCACTCATCGACTATCAGGACACCCACGTCCTCAAACCGCTCATACCGCTTCGTCCCGTCCCTGCGGGTAAGAGTCAGCGACTGCTTGGATCCGACAATGAAGTCAGAACGCCATTTACCATGCTCCCTGGACCAATTAGACGCCTGCTCGATTGCTGGCCGGTCGCCCGTCCGCTTGTAGATCTTGTCGGCAGCCTGCGCGATTAGCGGTAACTGAGGGCAAACCACCAAGCCGCGACTCTTCTCCTGCTCAGACAACTGCAACCGCCGGAGCATCTCAGTGAATATCTCGGTCTTGCCCGTGCCGGTCGCAAGCTCCACCATCACCGACTGGTGGTCATGCCAAGCGTCCTGAATAGCCTTGCAGCACTCGCGCTGGTACGGCCGTAGCTTAAACCCCATCACTCCCTCCCGTCCATGACCAGTTTCGTGATGATCTTGCCGTCCTCGATCGCAACTGGCTTAGCTGCCTCCATCGCTTTCAGCGCCTGCTTGAGATCCCGCTCAATCCTGGGCCGCGCGATCTCAAGTTGTGGATTGGGGTGCGGGACCGTGATGCACCTCAGAGCCTTCTTAACATGGTCGATCCCAGCGTTGTAGGGGATCTGGAGGAACTTCAGGTCTCTAGGCCGGAGGTTATCGTTGTCCCTCTTGAAATCACTTTCCGCCATCCTTCTTCTCCTCGTAGTGGCTATACCCAACCAACCGCCCGCAGACGGTACACCATGTCACAAACTTGCCCCTGTACTTGCTGCTCGGAGCGGTCTTATGCCGCGGATCGCCAATCTGCCAGCAGAGGTTGTCAGGGCATTTCATGTCAGATCCTTTATCTCGGCACATCCAGTGGCATCACGCCCCAGGTTCGCCTTCGCCCTGGGACTCATGTCATTCGCCTTGAGTATCTCAGCTGGAACACGAACACGAACGGCAGGATGGTTCTCTTTACCCATGCATTTCGCGAGAATCGTAACGTAGAACGTCACCTTTCGACCGACCCACTGAGACCGTGATTTCGTCTTAAACATGTTGACGATCGACCGAGTGTTAGTGACATTCAAGACAAACACCTTGTAAGTCTCCTCGAACGCGAGCGGAGTGCCTGGAATAGGCTTCCCGGCATGATCCTTCATCGCCCCCTTCTGCCCTACCGCCTTGATGGTGTAGGTGCCCTCGCAGTATTTGCCGTCAGCAACTAAGTCCCAGGAATGCAAATACTTGCTGCCGTCATCGATGATGTCTGGGTCAGGTTCGTGGTTAGTCACAGAGTTCTAGATCCTCTTCTGGCATCGCCCAGTTCGGAATGTACAGCTCGTGAGACGCTACCCCAGGCCAAGCATTCTCGTCCTGGCACGCCTTGAGTTCGTACAACAGCCGATCGATGGTTGAAAACGTGTTCTCGATGGCGATCATCGGAACTTCGATAACCGTGCAATCCGGCGCCTCGTTCCAGGTCACCCCGTCCTTGTGGGGCCGAGCATCCTGAACCGCGATGAAGAACACGCGATCCACCGCGCCACCGTTGGCAACGATCAGCCGAGTGTAAAACGCCATCTTGAAGACGTAGTTAAGGTTGGTGGCCGTGCGACCAAACGCTTGAGGCTGGATCGAGGCCGTACTCTTGAGATCCCACAGGATACTCGAAACCGGCTTGATCCCATCCATGCGGCCCTTACACTGGATCCCGCACATCTCTGCGGTCATGCTCATCTCTTTCTGAGAGCCCTCGATCAGGTCTAGGGCATCGGGACATTCCTGAACCGATTTGAGCATCCGCCGCACTCGCTTGTGCTCAGACAGCTCCAGAACCTCTGCCCCACCGTTGGCATCCTTGAACGCGGCTTCCTGGTCCTTCACCCAGCCGGTGCGGGATGTGGATGGCTTGCCTGTGCCGGTGACATTGTCAGGCGAGGTCTTGTAGTCAGGCATGACCACATACTCGTCTTGGAACTTCTCTAGCGGCAGGAGCTCTACCATGGAGTGTAGTTGGGTTCCAACGCGGGTCGGCGTCTTAGGCTGGAACCCATTGAGCTGCACATGCCGGAACTGTTTCCAGCTCTTGAAGGCATGGGTAAGCAGCGACGGGTTGATCTGCGGCATACCAACGTAGTCCGCAAAGGGGATCTGGGTGAGAATGGTCATTCTGGCGCCTCCGTGCTCGTTGGATAGCGAGCCGCATCTATCCCATCCATGATCTCAGCGGCAAGGTCGAGAACCTCATCCACCTCAAACTGGAACGACACCACCTGCCCAACCATGGACACAGTGACACCCCTGTTGATCCTCCTGGCACGGCTATACAACGAGTTACGGAAGGCCACGGGAGACACCTCGTTCTTCCCGAGCGTAACCTGCCGCGCCTGTCCGTCTGTCCACTCAGCCCACGGGTACTTCATCTTCCGCGATGGCATCTTCTTCAGCACTTTCGCCTGCATACTTCACTTCCTTTCAGATTGGTTGCTTACTCAGCCTTGCACTAAAACGTGGTCGCCCCAACAGAGAAACAGTCCCCGTCCCGCAATGCCTGCCACCGTCCGAACACGAACATCTGCTCGGCAAAGTCGAATGGCTCAGGCATATTCAAGGCCGCCTTGTACACCGCCTCCTCGTCAGTGTTCTCACCCCAACGAAGCAGGAAATCATGCCCCTTCGACCGGATCCTAATCCATCTCTTCGGCCCGTTCCATGCTGCTACTGTCATGGCGGCTTCTCCATTCAAACAGGTACTCGGTGGAACCTCCTGGCCCCCCATGGAGAATCTCTTCACAACGGAACCCCCTCGATCTAAGGAATAGCTGATACGGCAAATCCGCCTCACCACTCAACGTGACAACCGGAATACCCTTCCGATCCGCATCAGCCGTGATTAACCTCACCAACTTCGACCCGATGCCGTTCCTGCGCAACAGATAACTCACTGCAATCGTGTTGAGCAAAGTCTCCTTCGGGAACATCTCCACTTCCGTATACCCCACCAAATGAGGCCCAGCCACCGCCACGATCGTCTTAATCTGGTCTGACTTCAGGGCGGTCTGGATCTCGTCGCGATCAAGCATGTCGTGAAAACACGCCTTCTCTAGTTCGAGCACCGCGTCCACATCATCCTGCCGCATCAGCCTGATTTGCATCTTCATCACGCACCCCATTGAACCGAAATGCAACCATGCGAGTGCCGCTATTTGTGGTGTAGATTGTAACGCATGACTTGACGTTGGAACGCCGGCCAGCTGCATGAATTGACGTGCGCAGACCTTCGGCTGAGACATCGTATTCCAAGGGGTCTACCTCTCGCCATTTACCGTCAAGCCAGTCGCTCCAGGGGTACTTGGCCGGTCGGCCTAGCTTGGCTTTTGGGCGGGTTTTGATAACCTTTGCCGCCATCCTTCACCTCCTTCCATTAGTGAATACTAACGGACTTGCAAAATAATAGCAATAGGTGGTGCAAAGTCTAGCGTTCTAGCTCTCGCCGCAGAACTTGAAGCTCATTGAACTTCTCGATTTGCTCTGGGGTCATAAAGTGAGGCATGCCATAGCTTCGGGAGAATGTGCGGGCGCCGAGTTCCTTCTCACGCTCTCCGAGGCGGCGATTGAGCTCCCGCAACTGCTCTTTCTGGTCCACGTCAGTGAACTTGAATCCGGTCAGTTGGTTGACGCCTTGGCGCTTAGCCCAGGTGGTCCACTTGAAACCATCGTCGCCGGTAACTCCCTTCCTGGCATCCGTTAGAGTACGGACGCGACCAGCTAAACGGCTAAGCGGAGAGTAACCGATCGCCTTCTCTAGCAGCGGCGGGGTTTTGTACGGACCCTCCATGGGGTGACCTGCGATGCCAGAGATGTTCGATATTGTGCGACCCATCGTCGGATCGAGCGATGAGTAAGGACGACCTCGCTGGAAGAGAGACTGATCCGTCATGTGCTCGATTGGGGCTTGAATTAACGGGCTCGCCCTACTGGCCATCGAATACAGCATGTTCCGGCTGCCACTGAAAGGAGTGAGGGACAGAGCGTCTTCATGGGCTAAGCCAGAGCCAACGAAGTAGCGGTCAAACGCGCCGCCAACCTTAGTTTTGCCGCCACCCTGCCGGAACGCGAACTTGCCTTCAAATCGCTGGGGTCGCACATGCTCGTCATTCTCCTTGAGACCCTTGTTGTAAAAGCGAACCGTCTGAGCTACACCACCACCAGGCTTATGCAGGAGATTCCGGTAGATGTTTGGTGCATTGAGCCGACTAAACTTGTAGAACGGCACAAGGTTGGACATGACCTTCTGCTCGAAATCTGTCATGCGACCGTAATCGTACTGCATCTCGACTACCTTCTCAGCAGCCGCTCGCGCCGACCAACCCTTTTTCCTTGTTAGGTAGGTGTACAGGGGTACACGGTTAGCCCATTCCACTCGATTATTGAGCCCGCCACCAAACTCCGCAGCAGCAGCCCAACCTTGCCTAGCCTTGTTTATGCCTCGCTTCACACCGGGGTAGAGGGTATCAACGTCAACAATCCCCGCTGCCATTGGGTTCTGCTGCACGGCTTGGCGAGCCGACTGCCCAATCTCTTTCCTGGCCGATGACTTCCAGATCTCACGCCCCTTCGGCCCAACATGTAGCCCCTCTGAGGGCATGTCGTGGCCACCTAGCTCGCCGTGCATCGTCTTCTTCGCCTGCAGGAAGTCCTGGGCCTCAAGCTCGGTGAGAAGCTCCTTGTCTGCGTTAGTGAGCTTATTCGCCCGCATGCGATCCATCAGCTTCTTAGTTTGCCACACCTCCCACCCGTACATCACGAGATCGCGTGTGTTGTGGATCTGCCCGCTGGCTGAGATATTCAGGTGTTGCCCTGAAATAAGGTTACGGAACTGGAAGCCAGGGTAGCCACCGATTGCCGTCACGCCAGTCTTAAATACCTGGGTAATGCCGCCGATCAGCTCCTGAACAGCGTCAAACCATTCTGGAGTCTGGGCCTTCTTGAACGACTCCAAAACCGCGTGGGATACCTTGGGGTCCACTCTGCGGGATCCCATGGTGTCAATAAGCTCCTCAAGTGCTACCTCATTCCCAGCGGCATTCAGCTTGTTCCATTCCGTCTCACCAACCGCCAGTTTAGCTTGATACCGAATCCCGGCGTCTGGGTTGATCCCGGCATTTATCAGCGTCTGGTTCACCGTGAGCGCATCGGCCACGTCGTCGCCAACGTGAGACATCCGATTCATCAGCTGATGGTGGATGGCGTTGATGTTCCCCTTCATCGCTGTACCACTTACGAGGTAATCCATCGCGTCGTCGTACATGTGATTCGTGTAAAGCTCTTTCCGCTTCCGGCCCTTCACCCACTTGGCTAGTGCCTCAGCATGCTCCTCTTTAGACCCTTGGCTGATGATGTTGATTTCACCACGCTTGGCGATCATTTCGTCGATCTGAGCCAACTTCGCGGGATCTCCACCTGCCACCGCTCGCCCCGCCCGCTCCCACTTGTCGAGCTTGAGCCGAGCCTCTTTCGTGGCCTCCTCAAGGATTTCGCCTTTGCCGTATGTGTCATCAAGGAACTCGCCATACACCGACATGATCGAATCAGCAGATCGCGCGTCCTTCTCAGATAACAGGATGCGGTTGATAGCAAACTCAGGCATGTGGCGGAGCTCGTCCGTTCTGCTCTTCGCACTGGCCGCACTGGTGGGTGTGTTCCGAGGCAACCTGACATCCTTAGTGAGCTTCGACTGCGGGCCATATTTCTCAAACCCTGCATCGTCCACGTTGGCGCGACGGGGGGCATACCCACGGCGTTCTATGTCGATCATCCCCATATTGCCGCCCATTTCGGCAAGATCAGACTGGAGGTTATCGAAGCTAGAGACCGCTTCCTCAGCTATGTCTTGCACCCTTTGGCTGATCTTAGAGGCGGCACTCGTCTTAGGCAGGAACTCCTTGAACGCCCTGTTGATGTCGAGTTCTGGGTTCTCTAAGCGGAATCTTGCGATCTTGCCGGCAACTGTCCTCGTTACGCTACGCAGCCCCATCGCCGCCTCATTAGACCCGTACTCGTGAACTTGCTTAAGCTCGTGCTTGGCGTCTCCGGCGGTAAAATGGGGCTGGTTGATATGCCGCTGCTTACCCTTGGCTGGGTTGGCTACATGCAGGCGTATTTCGTCAACGTCAAACCCCATCACTGTTGCCTGTGTACCATCCACGGTTTCCACGATGTCGCCAATTGAGTGGCCGTCAGGGCTCATTAAGCCATTGCCAGCGCCGAGTTCCCTCAGCACATCGTCGTGAAGTTCACCCTCAAACTCCCGTGATAGCCCGCGGATCTTAATAGCCGCATGCCGAGCGCCAGGAGTCAGATCTAACGCTTCCCCAGACACCCCTCGAGCAAGACCCTGCGCTGCCTCTCCCCTGCGATTACCCGCCCTGTCATCAAAGAGCATGCCCATTCCACGGGACATTCGCCCGATCACCGGCAGTTTCCCAGTGAGCTGGCCCGGAACATCCATCAAGCTGGCGAATCCCTGGTTTTGAGCCTGAGAGAGAAATGGCGCCGATCCGCCGCCGATTGGTGTTGTCAGGGAGGGACCATGGCCAAGAGGCATGTCAAGGAACTTATTGGCTTCCCCCTTATCTAGTGACACCATCGCGTCCCAGACATTAGGGTCTACGCTCTCCCGCAGCTGATTGCGAGTGAAATCATCCCCGTGCTCCCATAGGTCTCGGACTGAGGTTTTAGCCATGGCCGCCCGCTTGCCTCGACCCCACGATGGCATTAGCTTCTGCAGGCCAGTTAAGCTCTCGCCACCGATCTTCCCAGCGGACTTAGCTGCTTGCGCCTTGAGGGCGTGGCGGGCGCCTAGACCAGCCTTCTCCGCCGCTTTACCCATCAGCGACAGGGCCTTTGTCCCGCCGAGCGATAAATACGACAGTGGATCGGTCACAATCTCGGTTGCGATCCCGCCTATGAAGTTGGACCAATTATCCTCTGGGCCAGCCCAGCCCAACTGCCGGTTGATATCACGCCCCTCAACTCGGTTCTCGGGCGAAAATGGAGTTAGCCACTGATCGAACGGATTATGCCACTTTCCAGTTAACCCAGACATAATCAGGTCATTACCTGAAGTCCTAGCAAGGTCGAGGGTGTTGCCCACCGCAGCGATCGGCGTGAGAGCCATGTTGAGCCCGCGCGACATGATCGACTGCCGCTGTGCTGGGTCCATCGTGGGCTGCTGAGACCGCTGGCTGCGAATAGCCGCGGCAACATACGGGTTAAGGGCCATTTACATTCCCCCCCAATCATCGGCGTCTGTGGCAGCTCTGTGGATTGCTCCAGCTCGACCTCTGGACTTGATCCAATCATCGGCGTCGGCTGGGAGCGGGGTGAACTTCGGCGCTAAGTGCGACGAGGCTGCAGCGGCAGCCTTAGATGGCCACTTACCTCCACCGGGAGACCCAAGCCCCCTATACGCCTTTTCGATCTCTTCTGGCGAGGCGTTGGGGAATCGCCAACGCAACCCATCCATGATGACATCAGGCTCAACACCCGCAGCTGACTGAGCCTCGAAGTAGTCACCCAGCGTCTCATTCACCCTTGCTGGGACGAGACCCGTGGGTTCTGGCTCTGAAGGGGCGGCTTTTGGGACTGGAAGGCTATCCCTCCCTTGCTTCAAGCCTTCGGCTTTCTCGAGCATGTCCGCGTCATGTTTGTGCCTGTCGGCTTGCAAGTCCATGGCGGATTGGTGTTTCGCTTCAGCCTCTCCTGTCCTGCGCTCTGCCTCTAGCCTGCCCTGCTCAGTGATCGCGTCTGTGCGGTACTTCTGAGCTTGCATCCGCATGGCGTCTGGAGACGGGAACGCCATCATTGGGTTAATCCCGTTCCGGCGCAGGGCCTGGACCATCTTCTGCATCCGCAGGCGATCCTTACGCTGCTGAGCCTTTGGGGAGAAGTTACCCATAAACGCAGCCTCACGAGCGGCCTTAAGGCGGGCGTGTCGCTCTTGGTATCTCCCTCGCCCGATTGCATTCCAGTCCTTCTTCCCGTCTCCGAAGGGGCTGTCTGCTAGGGCATCAGTCGGAGGGGGGGCATCACTTGGCGACGATGGTTGCGGGAACCCCTGTGAGCCACCACCGAATTCGACTGGAGGCTGCGGTGCCGCTGGGGCACGTTTAGCGGCAATGCTATCCCTGATCTGTTGGGCCTTTGCTTCCAGTTCGGGGCTAACGTCCCACGCTGCGCCGCGGTCTTCTCGTGACACGGGAGCTTCGTTACCGGGGATTTTCAAGACACCACCAGGATGACTCTTGCCGTCATAGCCCTTGCCATCTTTCGGGATCGGTAGCTCCCACCCAGATCGGTAGCGATTCATGCCACGGTTTCGACCCGCTGACGACTCCCAGGGGCCTTGGGGTTCAAGTTTGGCTGACTCATCCATCTGAGCCGCAATATGGGCGCGACGACCCGCAATAAGATCTCGCTTAGCCTGGATCTCTGGCGTCGGCGCTTGGCCGGAGAAGTCGATTGGCTTCTTCTCCAGGCTGGGGCTATTAAAGGCTTCCACCGCCTCTCCGACTGTTCGCCCAGGTTGACCATCAGGCCCGGTGATACGCTGCTCCATAGGGTGAGCTGCCTGCAAATCACCAGCTGTCTGAGAGAATATTTCAGCGTTGGGAGCTTCCCGTGGGATGCCACCAAAGAAGCCGCCGCCTTGCCCCCACTGCTCAGCCTGTCCCTGCCGATGCGGTGGAGGGTTGGCCGTCATTGACACCTCGCCATCCAGACGCGACGGTGGTTGCTGCGGTGCAATCTGCTCAGCGGGAGCTTCCCGTGGGATGCCACCAAAGAAGCCGCCGCCTTGCCCCCACTGCTCAGCCTGTCCCTGCCGATACGGTGGAGGGTTGGCGGTCATTGACACCTCGCCATCCAGACGCGACGGTGGTCTGGCTGGTGCAATTCCCATTGGATCTGGATCCATTTTATTGAAGCGGGAGACAGATTGCGGCCGATACGGTGGAGGGTTGGCCGTCATTGACACCTCGCCATCCAGACGCGACGGTGGTTGCTGCGGTGCAATTCCCATTGGATCTGGATCCATTTTATTGAAGCGGTGGTCAGATTGCGGCCGAT